GGCACCTGTGGGTCTTGGAACTCCTGACCTGACCGCTCTTGCATGCCTTCATCTTAGGGGAAGAAGAGCGCTTGCGGCACCTGTGGGTCTTGGAACTCCTGACCTGACCGCTCTTGCATGCCTTCTTAGGACTCTTCTTAGGACTCTTCTTAGGACTCTTCTTAGGACTCTTCTTAGGACTCTTCTTTCCTGCCGCGGCTCTGTACATTCTCTTAAGAGCGGCCTTAGGCTTTCCAGAATATCCAGTAACACCCATCTTCTTGAGGGTTTTCTTCAAATCATCTACTGTCTCGGGGGATTTTGATGATACCATTTTTATATTATAATGATATAAAAATAATATTTTTATTTAATATTTTTTGTATCGACAATTAATTGCGCGAGTACTGTCATGTCAGACCCTTTACACGATGAAACAAATTCACCTTTATTAAAAATATGAAATGAGGGGATAGATTTAATTTCACATGCGTATGGACCCAGTTCATCATCTACATCTTCCTCACAATATACAACTCCGTCTATATCAGTTTGGCACATCGAAAGATATTCAGGTGCTATTTTCTTACACGGTCCACACCACTCAGCCGAATACTTAACAACGACAATGTCGTTATTTGCTATCAGCTCAGCTCGTCGTTCTACGGTTTCTATGTGTTCAATAGTTCGGGAGGTGTCTAAGACCATAGTAGTTTTTTTATTCAGCGGTACAGCAAATTCCATATTGTTTATTTAACATTTAGGTTTTTGTTTTTAATTACAATTTTAAAATTTTCATGGTTATAAATAAAATGAATACTGATATAATGAATATAAAACCATTACCAAACACTGACTTTGAAACTGTTAGTACTATATGGTATTGGTATATCGAAACAGATTTTGGTGACATTAACGGGATTTTCAAAGGCATGAAGCCTACCACTGATATCCCATTTATTACAATGAACGGAATACACAAAGCACACCGAACCATTGATGTTATCCCTTCTACATGGAACAGCGAGATACGAGACGAGATTGCTCTTATATACCCAAAAAATCAAGGTAACACAGACGATTTTATTATGATTGAGGTCCAGTTCGATGAAGAAGAAAAAAAATTTACAATTGTCATGGAATTATCCAAGGATTTTATAAAAGAAAAACCTATCGAAGTGATATATGATAATGTTAAAAGCATGTTCAAGCGAGATGTCGTGTCGTTCACGAAACCAATACAAACTGATATATCCGGAACTTTCAATATCAACGGAATCAAATTGAAAAATTATATACTGTTGGATATGATAACAAATGACAAAGCTATATCAAAATATTTCACAATAGATGAATACGACTTTATAACAAAAAGACACCTCACTGTGGGTTTTCATAAAGACACCGTTATAGACGAGATTCCATCGACCTTCACCTTCACAATAACACAACCTGTTAGTTCGTCAGTTCGTATTAAGATTAGAAAACCTCAAGGAATGAATGATATAAAAATATTCATTAATGTTTTAACCCGTGCATTAGCATACTATGAAACAAAAAGAGACGAGATATCTAAAATATACAAGATATTTGGTATAGAAGAGGTTATACCTGTTAACACCATAATAACACCCAAAAAATCCAAGAAAGTTAAAGGTGGTTCTAGATCGTGTCCAAAACATAGAGAAATTTCGATGTTCGACACATCCGAAGAGGCATCGAACAAGATGGCGAAACAGACATCCAAGGGAACCCCGATCGGACCAGAACATATTCTAGAATTTCCCAAAAACGCACAAGGCAGTAAGTACTACGTGTGTACTGATCCAAAATCACCGTACCCTGGTATGGTAAGACAGACTAAACAAAACGATAAATATATTCTGTGTTGTTTCGGGGCTCCTCAAGTCGGTACGCGAACATCCGAGTGGCATAGATATACAAACCCAGATACATATGTCGAGACGAAATACCAAAACGAATACGAACTGGGAGGGAATAAAATACTAGATGACAACCGAACAGGTGAAACACCCGACATTCTCAATTTTTTGAATAAGTTTATCGAAGTTGATAGTAAGAACGCAATAACCAAGGATTTCAAACGGTTAGGAGTAGCTAATACACCGAAATCCATAGTAACGTGTTTGTACAAAGCATTAGGTTTAGATGTAAAAACTGATTATTTCAATGATGTGCCTTCTTCGATGTTCGCTACTGCTAAACAGGAATTATATGATCATTCGGTATTTGAAATAGAGAAACTCGCCAAAGATCCATTAGCTATTATGAAATATTCGGAATTCGCATCATTTCTAGAAGAGTTGTACAACATAAAACTAATCGTGTTTTCGGCAGATGGGATATTAACACCTCGCTACAAACACGGATTCTACAGACGTTCAAATACCAATAATATTGTCGTGCTTTTCGAACAACCAAACTACCAATATGAATTAATATTCCAAGAACAGATAAGACCGAATAATTCATTCTATACATTCGCCCACGACTCTCTTATTGCTCAAACATTGATTCCGTTTCTCGACGAACGGCTTGTGTTTAAAATTAACGATTTAACAGTCGAAGACGTCAACTTAAAAATTCCAGATGGATGGAGGATCGTTTCACAGCAATTCGATTCATATGGTAAAACAAGACGAATCAATATGATATCCCAAACAGGTCGATCATTTGATATGTACACAACACCACTTCAACCATACAACGTTCCAGAGGATACGAATCCGATCATGACACCCTACAGTCAAGCAAAATATAATAGTTTAATCGACGAAATTATCAACATAATGTTACCAACATATAACATAATTGAAGATGTTAATGAAATAATGATAGTAAACGGAGTATTTAATATAAAAATACCCTTAATTACAGGTGATAAACCACCAATTATCGCGTCCGAAATAAATACATACATGAGAGGTCGACGTATAGCTAGGTATCTACTCGAAAACGCCTTCTGGATATCATCTCAGTTCCCGGACGCGATGAACGAAAAGATAGTAGTAAAAAAGGGACATACATACAATAAGACAATAACCAAACAATTCGACTTGAATTCGGGTATTTATGAAGACGGGAAAATAGTAGTAACATCGGAAAACATAAAAAAGCGATTGTTGTTTAATGTAAACATGATGGTGATTCGAGATCCTAAAAAACTAGAAACGTATAAAACCAAGAAATTCGTCCCCAACTTCTACAATGACACGACCGATTTTATCGATTTATATGATAAAAGTGTAAGTGAATCTCGTAATATGAGAGATATGTCGTTCAACGTGTTTATGGGTGATAACATATTCACTTATAAAGAACTAGATATGAATGATGATGATGATGATGAACAATAGAAATGATTTTTTAAAGGATTTAATAATTTTAAAAAAAACAATGACAGTCATACAATTAACACGAGTAGTTAGGGTTTTGCCTCAATATTTAACAAGTAGTCTAAATAAAACTATATTGGAAGAGACTCGTAAACAGCTCGAAGGAAACTGTTCAGAGAGTATAGGTCATATAATCAAAATACTAGAAGTGAAGGAGATTATAGATAACAAAATAGAGAATTCTAGTTCGGATATAGTTTTCACAGTTGATATTTTGGTGGACATATTCAAACCAGAAGTGAATATGGTAGAAACAGGTAAGGTTATCGCTATATACAAGGACGGCGTGTTAATCGAGTTACGAGGTATTCAAAAAGTATTGGTACCGGCCAATTCATATAAAGATTGTTATGTTATGAAAAACTCGACATTTCTGGAACATATAGAAGGTACTGAAATCAGAGTAGGAGATACAATAGATGTTAAAATCCAAGCGATAATGTACGGAGATCATTCATTTAGTTGTATAGGTGAATTCAGTGATTAGTTAAGACTTAAAAAAAAAAATACAATAATAAACCATGTCATCAAACAATAAGACCGAAATATTAATTCAGTACAAGAAGTTATTATCATCGTTTTGCGATGAATTGATAGAACAATTTCCAAACGAAGGAGATTTTAGGGTAGCTAAAGTAATACTAGATTCGGGTCAAATGTCAATCGACAATATGATGACGAATTTCATACATAACACGGATGATAAGATGAAGGAAATGATACGTAACAAAGACGAAAAGTTTTTCCTCGAAGAGAATCCATTTAGTTTTCTCTCGAATGCTAGGTTCGATAAATTTAGTCATATGTGGACAAGCGATAACTTGGACGACGAAGATAAAACTGTTCTGTGGGAATGGATGGACGCCCTTGTAAAAATATCAAATAAATATAAACTATTAATGTAATTTTTATTTCAAAAAATAAAAATAATTATTCGAAATCCTCTTCTTCAAAACAATCCGAACTCCCATCTTTGTAACATATATATCTGGCAAATCCAAAAAAGAAATCGCTCAATCTATTGAAATAACGAAGTATGACTGGATCGATTTGTACACTTCCGATATCCACATCGTTACCCTTTTCGTCTTTCAAAATACTAACCTCGTCATTGAGCTCCCACAACATTCGCTCGACCTTACGAGCCTGCGTTCGACAGAGGTGGATCTGAGCGTCCAATTTAGTTACACCTGGAATAATAAACTTCCTTAGTTTGGGCGTGAAGGTATCGTAATCGTCTATACATTTTTCGAGACGTTCGACGTCTTCTTCTGTTATGATCGGTAAAGTTCTACCCTCTTTGTTGACAGTCGCGATGATAGCATTCACATCTTGAATCTTACACTGAATTGAACGGAGAAGATTAGTATACAGATAATTCGTCTCTGACATCGAACAAGCAACTCCAATCCGAGCGTTCAATTCATCCATTTCCCCCAATACCTCAAATATGACGGAATTCTTTGCGATACGCCTTCCGTCATATAACGACGTTTTTCCTTTATCTCCTGTTTTAGTGTAGATCTTCATTGTGTTTGTTTATATTCTAAATGAAAATGGAAATTAAAATTGATTTTATTTTGTAGAAGATAGAGTAAAAACAAACCCAAACAATGTCAAATAGTGTTAACACTCAAATTATCGATCCCTCCAGTGGATCCTACGATACGTCCAAGATGGTATTCTCCGAGCCAGTCGGTGGGAGTATTCCTGGGGCAGGACCATCCATTTCATTTCAACGCATCAACGTCTCTACCACCAACGCTGACGGCACCGTCGGTGACCTAGTTCTCCAGACCTCCAGGTTGTTCTCTTTCGGAGTCAGTGAGAACGTCTCTCCCGACACAGGAAAGGTTAACGGCTGGACGATGCCTCTGTGTCTATGGGGTCGTGACGGCGCTTCCCCCGCAGAGAAGGCCTGGACGGATGTATTCGACGCGGTCGTCGAGAAGTGTATCGATCACGTGATCGATCACAAGGAGGAACTGGATAAGTATGATCTGGAGCGCAGTGATCTCAAGAAGTTCAACCCTCTATACTGGAAGAAGGAGAAGAAGATTGTCAATGGTAAGCCTCAGCTGGTGGTTGCCGAGGGAACTGGTCCTACCCTATACTCCAAGTTGATCTACTCCAAGAAGAAAGAGAATTTCGTCACTCGATTCTACGATCAGAACGACGAGCCGATTGATCCTCTCGACCTTCTTGGAAAGTATTCATATGTGACTGCTGCTGTCAAGATCGAGTCTATCTTCATCGGTAACAAGATCTCTCTACAGGTCAAGTTGTACGAAGCAGATGTCGAGCCGATGCAGGGCGGTATGAAGCGTCTCCTTTCTCGTCCGACCGCAGTCACTGTTGTATCCGAGGCGGCACCAACTGCTACCAAGCCGCCTATGGACGATGATGATGACAGCGACGATGATGGTAGTATCGAGTTGAATACCACCAATCCAACAGCGCCCCCAAAGGTAGTCAAGAAGGTAGTCCGTCGGGTTGTCAAGAAGTAATAAAGGGTTATACTAATTTTTAATATTAAAAAATATTAAAATAAAGATTATCAACTGAGACCACCTTGTAGGTTTGTTTTTCGTAATTCGGAATATCTCAATACACGCTGGTAGGCTTCAGCAGTCATACGCTCTCCAACAAATCCATCGTCTTTCGTAAGAGCTGGTCTGTAACCAATATTATTCTTTTCAATCTCTTTAAATCCCGCCTGTTCCTTCGGTGAATCACCTATTAATCGATTCGTGCGTACAAAGGTATTCATTCTATTTATACTATATGTATATAAATTTTATAATCTAAAAACACGTTCGTAATAATATAAACAGAATGACAACTACTAAGAAGATAATATTGAAAAAATTAAAAGAGTTACAAACTATATGGCATCCAGAATCCGGTCTTGTATTCAAATCTCGCGAAGAGAAAATAGTAACTGGTATGTATATTGATAACGAATTCATACAACTCGATGACGATGCTATAAGTCTTTGTGAGACGTGGGGTTTCAAATTCGACAATACTCTATTAGTATCCGAAGACGAACAGCATGACGACGAGTCAGACGATCAACAGGATGATGAGTCAGATGATAACGAAATCGACAATAACGATGATCAACCAGATGACGAAAGCAACAATAACGAGGATCAACCAGATGACGATGACGAAAGCAACAATAACGAGGATCAACCAGATGACGATGACGAAAGCAACAATAACGAGGATCAACCAGACGACAGCGAGATCAACAACGACGAATCACCAAACGAACAATCTGAGACTGAAAAATGTCAACCTGATTTGCTAAGAGACATCAACCTTCTTAAAAATGGGTTGGAACAATACATAGACGACAATAAGAACACGGTGTCGCGATTAACAGGAGAAATCGATAATGCCAAAGACGCGTATAACACCCTTTTATCTGAACGTAATATTCTCGCGAGTGAACTTGATAAACTACAAATAAAATTTAAGACGTTGAAGGGTTTGTTCGAGTAAAAATCGAATATTAACATTTAATTTATCTATAAAATTAAATGTTTGGACAATATACAGTTATTTATATAAATATAGACGAATTCGAATATTCAGAGGTTATAGGTACTTATAATGATTTGCATCATGCGGTTGAAGCTATGATAACGGCTGCTCATTACGATGAAGTGGAAGGTGTACTTAGACAATATAGGCTGCCGAGTGACGATTATCCATCATATCAGAATTTATACGATATAGCATATGAAAATTTACAAATAATAGATTATGATATATATAAGATAATACAATCTATGCCCGTTCAATAATGTTATTTTTATGTTAAATAAAAATAACCACATACGTAAATCACTTAGATAGTTTCATTTTCAACCCCATAATTCCCGTACCTGTATTCGATCTCTTACCACATATGATCGACGCTGAAATACCAATGGTTGGTTCCACTTCTCCTTCGGCTGCGGCGTTCAAGAAGTTATCGAGTGATTCTTCGAACGATGCTTTACCCATAGGTCCGCATTCATCGGTTTTCAACGTGTATCTGGAAATAGAAGCGACTGATCCACCGAACGTCATCCTATCGACTAATAACCGTGCGTGACATTCATTAATACCATCCATAATATTCATAAACTCTTCTACCAGAAATGCTTTGGTCGCTTCTACCCCAAGTGTTTCATATATTTCCCAAATGTTATTAGAAGTCGTTTGTGTATCGTCTACACTATTAAGAGACATGATTTGTTGAAGGTTGTTGATTCTGGTTGGGTCTGAATTCGACGCATTTGTCTCAACAAACCATTTTCCATTCTCGGAACTATAGAATATCTCAGATATACATGGGATACCGCATATATGTAGTTTCATTAAATTATTCTCGACTACGTCTTCCATGTAAACTTCCATTATATTGGTTTGTGAGATGTAAGCGATGTCTTCTTCTATTCGTGATCTAATATCAGATGGGTTTACGAATACATCTATAAAACCATATGGAGATGTTATACAGTATAGATCATCATATTGGTTTTCTATACACTCGACTATGTATTGCTCAGTTATCTTATATTCGAACATAAGGGATGTCTTCAGATTGATTCTCATGAAACTGGATAGATCGTCAAACGGAGGTGGGTACATAATTTTATACGGTTTATACCAAACCTCGTCTCGTTTATCAGGAAACACATCACATGATGTAGTCAGGTCTCGAATTGTAATACATGTAATGGTGTTTCCTACTACACTCCTGAGATCCTTGACGTTATCAGTGCCATGCGTGAAGAAGATCTTATGATTTACCATCTTTTGTGTTTTCGTGGCGTTCAATAGTTCCTGGAATCTAGGAACTCCTTCGGTCATTGTCTTCTCGCTTTGTCCGGCTTTGTGAAATGTGTTAAGCGCCGTTTGCGTGTTTTTCTCTCCGATACTCTGTGCGCATATTACACCAACTGCTTCGCCTGGATGGACAAGTGTTTGATGATAAGACTTTTCCATTTCTAACTTCAGTTGGGGGATTATTTCAGGGTATACTAGCTTTCCCCTGAGTTGTTTCCTCAGACGTTCCTTGTTGCGCTCGCAGATAGACAATGCTGTTGGTTTGGGTATACCCGTCCTCGGTAAAATGAAGTTTACCATATTCTCGATTTCGTCGTTCGTTAGAGTGCGTAGCATCTTGATTTTATTTACAATCGAAATTGCGATAATTTCAATTTTGATCTACTTCACTCATCTTCCTCTTCCCTTTTTTTTAGATCGTTTAGCGTTGGTAGTATACAGTTTATGTAAAACCCACATGTTCGTTTCATGATGCCATCATTTGTGAATATGATTCTTGTAGACGCATTGTCGTTTATCTTCCACGATGTATCATCATCGACTTGGTCATCGTTTGATGATGTGAATAAACGGTCGATGGCATAATTATTTATTTGTACAACTGGATCCAAGTCCTTGTTGCCAGAATCGGCTATGAGATGGAGTTCGGGGTCCAGCCGGGTTTCTTGTTTTATTCCTTCGAGCAGTGATTTATCGACATTTTGTTCGAATTTTGAAATACTATCCTTTATATTCTGAGATCTCCATAAAATCTCAAGTGAGATACTTAACAATTCGGTTTTCGGGTCCGAATCTTTATACACCCTGTTGAAATAGTCCATTTCAGTGTAATATTTAACATCATTTTCTAAATCTTCTTTGAATGTATCTATATCCTCGTATCCGTAATATAAATCACTCGCGAAGCCTCTGCTTGTGAACTCCCGCGGGTTTCTGTTACGATAATATTCTAAAAATTCGGAATTCAGTTTATCCACCACGTGTAATCCATAGTTTATGATTTTAGGATTAAAATACGCATATACGAGTCTAGCGAATTGTAGATCTAGTAATCTAGAGCTTTCGAATTGTCCGAGTCTGTTGCGTTTTAGTTCTGTGATCCACGAAGGGACCGCCATCTCGGAATTCTTGTCTATGAAATCGTCTATAAACTGTCTCTCCGACAACAACCCACCCAGTGTATTGCCTCTACTGTTGATCCAATCACGTATGATGCCTGTTTCTTTGCTATTTAGTTTGTTAGTGCCATTGTTGATCCATTTACGTACAACATCTTCTTTTGTTACTGTGATGGTTTGGGTCGCGAAACCTCTTTTTGCCAAGTCCTTGAATGCGGTCTCTCTGACTATTTCAGCAGTATATTGCTCGAGAATTCTGACGAGATGATCTTGATCGTCGTTTGGGAATGTCAAGGCAACACATGTCGACGAGAACGCATTGGATATCTCGGAATCGACCGTTTCGTACATGTAAATACGATCGAATACCGGTTTCCATATTTGTCTCAGATCAGAAATGTTAGTTGGGTTTATTTTTCGTCGTCTTGACGTTTGTGATTGACTATCTTCTCTATTTGAGATATCGATGTACATAGAACCATTTTCGTCAAATACGTTTTCCGAAATGAGTGTCTCTATTTCCGTTATATTTGAATATATATTAGTAGTGTCTGCTATTTTTGTTTCCATTTTATTTATCATGTTCCTGAAAACTATCTTGTCGACAACGCTTTCTGTCGTCGGTATTTCCGTCAATATTTCAGGGCGTGTGTTACTAAGTAGTTTGTTCTCGGTGATCTTACATTGAATAAACGCAGCTGTATTCGCCTCTACTGTCGCAATGTAATCCACGACAGATGTAATAGCTCTATTTTCAGCGATTTCCTTGAGTTTAACGAGTTGTTCTCTTAACTTATTTTTGAAATCCATGATATCTATTGGGCTGTAGCTGTTTTTTTTGGCATTGAGTGCTCTAATTTGTGTGTTAATTTTAGTTATTTCAATCGCTTGTTGACTTTCAGATGATTGGATTAGGTCATTGCGTATATATAATATATTATGAAGATTGTTCTTCGGTGATCCCGCTTTCAGATGTAGTATCATAGGCGCGTTGTATAGTAGAGCAGCTCCGATAGCGAGGCGATCTTTTGACACGAATATATGATTTCCGGTTGTTTTGGTAGCCGTATATACATTATCTGTTTTTTGAATTATTGGGATGCTTGGGTTACAAGTTACGTTAGCTTGTCCCTGGTCCCCAAATCGTTTCGCCACGAAATGGGCTTTCATACCGAGGTTAGTTTTCAGTGTATTTGTCTTGATTGAATCTAGTGCATTGTTGATGGGGCCTTTAATATTGGTTGACATGTAATTCCTGTTTTTAATCGCAGACGAACGATTGTCGAATACGGCAAATATGTTCATCCCTTCATCTATCTTTGAGAAGAAGTTCACTTGATGTGAGTAAGGGTCCAGTGGATTTCCTTTAATCGATAGATATACATCATTCTTGAGCATTAATTTCTCTCGGTTGTATATTACTGGTTTATCACCACGTTGGGTTGTTAGTTTAGGATAATTTATTATTTCGGATGCTATTGTGTCGTCGTTATTACTTATCGGTATGGATTTATCAGGGCGGATGTCATACCATCCATATTCCACATTTCCAGAAGAGAATATATCCGGCTTGGATTCAGGTGTTATTTTACCGGCTGGGTCGAAAATTGTCTGAGGAGTTTGTAAATAACACCAAAACGCTTCTTCTTGAATAGGATTTGCTTTTATTTTTATATTTTCTGTGAATGCCGTCGAGTGTATGTCATCTATGATGTATACTTTGTCGAGACCTGTATTTTCTTGAATGGTCTTTTGTAATATGCCGGTTATCGGAACTTCTTCTATAATCGGTGGAGGTTTCTTCTGTATGTTCTTCCCGCGAAATTTGGCCTTGACTTTTTTATTTTTCGTGGATGAACTCGACATCCAATTCCTGTATTCGAGATCCCTCAAGTTATAGGCCGTGTAAGCCAGACCATCTGGCATCGTCTCGCCTTCCGAATATGATTCCTGAAGACCGCCTTGAACGAGTCGTTTCATAATTAAGTCAGTCGTTTCGAATTCAAATTTATCTCCCATCACATATTTTATTATATTGTTTAGTTCAACTTCTTCCGATTCGTAATTGAATTTCTTCACGGAACATGTTGGGATTGTAGATCTCAGAATAGTATCGTTTACGTTGTCGAAATCATGATGGGCATCGGATGCTGCTAGTTCTTGTCCTAGTTTACACGTGAATTTAACATTTATATCGGTCATCTTTTTATTGATACATTTTAAAATTTTTAAATTTTAAATAGTAATGTGAACGTTGTCTTATTTAGAGGATTGGGAATCCAAGGGCACCTCCAGTGACTCTGACGACGTTGTGACTGATTCCGTTCATGACAAGCTCCCATGATCCAGTCAAACCAGCGACGGACTGAGGGATGATGGAGATGTTGGTGAGCATGCCGTAGTTGGTGGAGCCGCAAGGGTCGACCTTCATCAGGTCCAAAGCATAGGAGTAAAGGTGGATTCCAGGCTCGGAGGTGGGGATAGACTCAGCGTGGTAGAAAGGCTGGACGTGGGTGAAGTATTGGGAAGGAAGGGATCCGAGACGGGTGGTGTTCTCATAAAGAAGAGAGACGGTATCGATAGGGGAGCCTCTGTCGAAGACACCGGCGAGCTCTCCCACGGCCCTAGTGTGGTACCTGGAGAGAATGTCACCTCCAGCACCCGATTCGTAACCTGCTCCAGCAGTGTATACAGAGGTGTCCCTGGTGGTGTTCCTGAGGCCGAACATGAGGGCTTTGATACCGTGGGAGAAACGGATGTCGTATTGGGCGGTTCCACCAACAGTGTAACTGGTGATAGGAGCGGCTTGCATCTGCTCGATGGCGATATCTCTGGTGGTCTGTCCCATAAGAGCACGCTCCTCGTTGGTGACAACGGCGTAGTTGGCCCAGACACGAGCCTTGAGGAGGGAGATGGAAGCAGGGGCAGAGTATGTGGTGCCACTGACAGCAGGGACCTCAGCGACGGTCGTCTCGTTGAAGGCGGTGAGGAGCTCGGCGGCAGTGCGCATGGTGAAGTTGATGCGCATGTCGTTGTAGGGAAGGGCCGCGGTGGGGAGGGCAATTCCAGACTCCCTGGAGAAGAAGAAAGGAAGGGGAAGCATGAGCTTGTGGGAGACACTGGCGTCGAGGCCGTGGAGGAAGACGGCATCCTGTCCGTTGGCGGCGAGGGTCTTGACTCCGGCACCAATCATGGCATCGTAACCAGCCTTCTTGGAAGCAGAGACAGAGAAGGCGGACCAGAAATCGAACTGAGAGGACTCAATCTTCATGGCGACGAGGTCGTTGAAGGTGATGGTGACCTCCTTGACGAGATTGTGCATGAAGTTCTTAACCCAGAAATTCTTGAATGCCGCGACTGGAGTGATGACGGGGGTGGTGACCTCCAACCAGGTCTGGAGGAGGTAATCAGCAGCACGGGAGACGGTGACGGACCAGGTGTTGCCGAAATCAGCGGTACCGGAAGCAGAGGCGAGGACAACAGGGACTTGAGAGAACCAGGTGGACTTGACGTGTTGTCTGACGAAGTAGGTGACGGCATCCTCCCCACCATAAAGGTAGGTCTCGAGGGTGTCAAGGGTGGCAAGATCGACGAAAGCCGAAGTGACGTTTGATGTGTAAGAAGACATTTGTTTATTATAGTATAGAAAATTTTTTTAAATAATAATATTTTCGGTTTTAAGCAACAGCCATCGAAAACTAAAATGTCATCGATAGATATTTTAGATATAGATACTAAGATACGCAAAGAATTGTCATCTGACAAATTGGATGAATACGAGAAAATTAAACTTAAATTACTTAAATCATTGGAAGTTACTAAACGCGTCAAAACTAGACAAATTATTCATAATGAAATAAAAAAAATAGATCAATATATCGACAACACGTCGAATCAATACAACATAAATTTTTACATTAATGATACTGTTCAGTATATCGAGGAATATAAAAGTATTCTAAAAATACCTAAAAAAATAAACTTCATGGGGAAAGTAATCGAAGACGACGATTCCGTTAAAAATACACTAATAAACAAATTCTTGAATGCTAGTTCGAAATACACGCGTATGGTATATGAATGTGTAGTGATTGATCTGAAATGTTTCGAATGTGGAGCTGTACTCGACTGCGAGTTATTAGAAGATAGTATGTATATATGTTCGCAATGTTCTACCCAACAGGGTTTGTCAACATTAACATCGTCGTTTGCCGACACTGAACGTATTAATATATCATCAAAATATGCATACGCTCGAAAGACTCATTTTAGAGAATGTATCGATCAATATCATGGAAAGCAAAATATTACTATCCCGATTAAGTTGTATACGGACCTCGATACAGCTTTCATTTTTCATGGTTTACTGACAGGGGACGAAAATACACCTAGACAAATTCGATATAAGCGTATAACAAAAAAGACTATCATATTGTTTCTCAAAGAATTGGGATATGCTCGTCATTACGAAAATATAAACCTGATATACTCTACGATTACGGGAACGCCATTAGATGATATAAGTCATCTCGTCGAATTAATACTCGAAGATTTCGATAAACTAAGCGAACTATATGATAAAAATTATTCAGATATCAATCGAAAAAATTTTATCAATACTCAATACGTGTTGTTTCAATTTTTACGGAAGCATGGGCATGATTGTGACAAGGAGGATTTTTCGAATCTCAAGACAGTCGATCGTAAATTCTTTCACGAGGACATGATACAGAGATTATTCCAAGATCTTGGATGGAATTACGTATCTATTTTTTAGAAAAAGAAGACATATATAAAATGTCATTACTATTCGTATTATTATTGCTTTTGAGATTATTTGTTTATTTCGTCGTCATGACTATACTTTCATTTATACTAATGCTGATTATAATAACAATTATTAATAACATACCTGTACTCGAAGAATTTATAATTGGGGGAGGTGAAAATTATCTAATTGTATCTCTTCAGTTATTCTCGTATATCGCGATAATTAGTTATATAGGTTCATTGTATGTAATTTTTAGTTTCAAGAAACCATTCGGTATCAAATAGATGTTTATTTTTATTATTCAGTATAATAAAAATGCTCGACGAATATATAGATTATGTGAAAAAATATACATATGAGATGTTCTTAATAGGATCCATCATAGTGTTATTAATGATTTGTTTATATAGCTTGTTCTCATCGAGTGATGGATCATGGACGACGAAACGTTATTACGAATTATTACCCATCAAGGAAACACCTGATTATAAACCAACACCAAGCGAGGTTGGTGACAGCGAAGGGGAGATTGAATGTAGACGCGTATTGAATAGTATATTCGATAGACCATTCCATAAAGACCGCCCTGAGTTCTTGAATAACCCGGTAACTGGTGGTAGATTCAATCTCGAGTTAGATTGCGTTGATCATGGTTTGAAAATCGCATGTGAATACAACGGGGCGCAACATTATAAGTACATTCCGTATTTCCACCAGAACAAACATCATTTCCAAACACAGAAATATAGAGATGATATGAAACGTCGCATATGCATAGATGAAGGTTACTTATTGATCGAAGTTCCGTATACCACAAAAAAGAAGGATATAGAAAATTTTATTCGAACTGAGTTAAGCAAAGCAGGACGATTGTAACTACCATAGATAGTTACGTGACCAATAGTTGGCACTGTTCTTGTTGTTAGCTGTTAAACGACCATTTCCATCTCGTATTCCACCACTTCGACTTAAATAATTGGCTCTTCGTGATTTACTTTTGTGTTTGCGGTAGTCTGACATCGTGGCGTCCCCGAAATGGATTTTTCGTTTCTTACCATCTTTCATAACATACACCATCCCCTTTTTCTTCACGCTATCACTAACGACTGGTTTATATAATGGTTTACTTGTGTACCATGAATCGGTTGCTTTCGATAATTTACGAGGTGCTGGTGAATTTTTATCTCGAGGGGCTGAGCCGTATAAGACACTTGGGGTAAATCCATATGATGGTGAATTACCTTTTGATGGGTAGAACCTGCCTGTCTTCCACATAACTCGCCCCTTCATGTCGTTTTGTTTCTGTCTGGCTATTTTTATGAGGGTAGTTTTATCATGTTTTTTAAGTAATTCGGATATTGTAATCGGGGTCTTATCATCAACTCGTTTGAGTGGTCTACACGCCTTTGTCTTTTTAATATCGGAACCACATTCTGTTTTTTTTCCTGTTTTCAAATAACTTTCTACTTGTACCCATTGCTCCTTGTACCATCGTGAAATACCCGTTTTTTTACTCGGTTTTTTACCAGAATATTCACCTCCTCTTTTTTTATACTCTCTAACTATCCATGAACTGGCATAAAGACTTGGGAAGTTATCGAACTTAGATCTTGCTTCTTTTTTTACATGGTTATATAGTCGTGTATCTGTTGGGGTTGGACTCCTATTTGACATTTTATTATACGAATAATAAAATTATTTGATATTTTCGCTCTCACCATTCGAATAAGTAATAACAATTTCTGTATGACCGAATGTAATAGCAGATGGTTTATACCCATGCCAGTCATAATTCGGTCCCATATACGGAAGAATATGGTCTGTAATGTCAATTCCGTTTTCATTTGTAATCTGGGATATAGGGCATGGTCCTCTTTTATTCCGAACTATCATTTTATATTGTTTATTGTGTAGGCTATAGCTAATTTCGAATAGGTTTTTGCTTATGGTTTTTTCAGTTACAGGTAATATCATTGATTGTAACCGATCGTATATAATCGACAGCGCCATATATGAAGTTAAATAATAGATTCTGAATATATTAGTTTCAGATGCCATAACAAATAGTTTTAATCTAGTCCATTTTCTAGTAAGTTTTTTAAACATTGTTTATATTATATACAATGTTTAACACTTAAATTAGTTTTTATTTATTGTATATGTAAATGACAATGATACCTATTATAATTTTGATAATTGTCGCATTGATGTTTATGTTCTATTACCCAAGATCAAATGGTATTGTATTTTTCGATATAGACTACACACTATCTAACATGCCCGAGTGTGACAGAGAGACTATAATTCAACATTGTATAGATAAAGGTTATGATGTTGGTATAATAACAGCAAGTAATCGTCCCATTCATTATCTTGTTAACTGCGACGGAACTGCTAATAAGGAGTTATCGCCATGGTTATCAAACACGCTGGCGAAATATCTACACGATACTAATTTTCGTACATACAATACGATGTCTCTCACTACCGGTGTAGAACTACCATTTCCAAATTTCGAATACGATCATCGAATGTATGGATTGAAAAAAGGGTGGCAAATGAAAGTCTCAATTGATAAATTCAGATACAACAAGAGTAAATGCTACATGTTTGACGATCAGAAAATCGTACTTGATTCAGCAAACGATATATGCGATGGTGTAAATTATATACACATAGATAACAACAATCCTTTCAGACAGCTTAATATAAGTCTTATAAAACGGTTAATAAAATAAAATATTAACATATAATAAATATGCACAAATGTGAAGATGGTATAACAACTGCCTTCAGTTTAACAGTTTTATATATAATATTATCGAACAGATATATCTACAAATGTTCTCAGAAAGTTATAGCAGGATGTAAATTAAATGACGTAGCTGATGTTTCTACCGTGGACGGAGAACCATTGGTTCTAGGTAGAGCATTACACGCATTTATGTTTTTCGCATTTGCGTTATCGGTAGTTACCGATAATATAACTATAATGATTGTAATGTTGTCTATAGTATTTTTACTAAATTTCATATATGCTGTTGATTAATTTATAACAAATTTGTTATAAATTTAGAAAGTTGGGATGTAGGATTTGTCACCAGCACTGAAATTATTCAAGTCAGGACGACGATGTTTAATCTTATAATCTTCCCGGTGAGTATCTGTATTCTGATGAATATTATTTCTATCGTATGTCTCAATTTTAACAACTGGTTTATTAGGAGTCAATCTGATATACGTTTCCGGTTCTACACGAGCGTTATTTTGCGTCGTACTACGAGACGCGACAACATCCTTTGCCATCACCTTAGAACTAAGGGTTTTAAGATCATGTTTGTCCTCATATTTAGGTAAGTATTGTTCGCCTGATTTACCTTCTATCTTGATTTTCGACTCTAAAGCTCGACTATAGCGTTCTTCCTCGTAAACAGGTAAAAATTGTTTACCACTGGCTCCTTCGATTGTGATACGATCAATGATACCGCCTACCTGCGTTGGTGTATACTTATCAAATGTACCACGTGTATCTATACCACTTGTTGCTTCGTAGGAGATATGTTTATTGTTGATTGTACTGTTTGAATCAGTTCCAAATGAAGAATGTGTACTGTATTGTCCAAGTTGCGTGTATGATTCCGTAGGTTTCACAGAAACTGACAGGTAATTGTCATTCAATGTTCCAGGTGCTATACTATCACCTCTCTGGAATTTATCAACAGACGCGAACACAGACACATCGTACGTGGCATCTTGGTTAGACTGTGCTCGTCTGACGTTTTGTTTCTGTTCGCCTCTACGACCTTCGGTCTTAGACAACAGTGATTCTCTGATGTCGGCTCCGGCAATAGCATCCCTGGCCGCTGTAGAAAAACGTCCGTCATACGATCTACCAGCGGCACCCCCACCCCCGCCAAGAGCGTTCATACGAACTCCGGCTCCAGCTACTCTATCGGAGTTTCTAATTTGACCCTCGGCGCGTATAAGAGAACCGTATCCACGATTTCCCTCGGTTCTAGCGAAATGTGCTTGCTGCTGGTCCATTATAGACCGCTGTGCTTTGTCTGTTGTTATTTTCTCATATGTCATATAACTACGATCTACTCGTTTTATACTTCTATCACCTTTGCCGGATACTTGATTACCTATACCCGAACCCATAATAGCCTTCGGTTTCTTCCTTAATGCATTGAGACTGAATTGATCCATTTTATTATGTAAATGATAACTTTTTAATTTCATAATATTTAAAGATCTATGACCTGAAATATAAAATGTCTGACCAAAAACAAATCGATGTCAATGATTATTCAGCTGTTGCTGTCGCGGGTATGACCGATGCCGAAAAGAGAGAGTATAAGAAGATAGGTAAGGAGATGTTCGGTACGTCGCAATTCAAAGGATCGGAAATTATCGATGTAGACGACGACCCGCCGGAAGAGGTATGCGCGTTTGTTACGAGGCAATTAGATGACGGAATACATCCTAGTTTTCTCGAGGAAGGTGAGAAAGTCGTTCTCGTTAATAACTACGGACCCGAGTGGTACACAAAATGGGGTTATGTCGAGCAGGATTTAACCGAGATTTATACAGTCGACCGAAATTAATATTTTATTTCGCGATTACTACTGTATGGTAAGTATCTCACTATACTCATTAACATATGCAGAGGTGTTTTGATGATTTCATATACACCTTCGACGAAATCAATATGTCCATCCATACGAGCAGTCGTTTTCTTCACTTCAACAAGCTCTTGTCTAAGAGCTCTTATTTCTTCTATCAAATTTTCTATTTCTGTCATTTATAAATGACTATATTTATATTTATATTTGTAATATATAAATGCAAGTAGACGACAACGCACGGTTCATATTGAGAATTTTAATGTTTATGGTTTCATTCTTCTTAATGCTCGATTTAATTGATCGTTATAAAGGAATTGACACAACAACCGGAATTATAGCACTTAGTATGGCTCTTGGATCTATTGTTGTTATATTCTTATTCATATTTTCTAGGAAACACCTAGTAGAAACGCCTGGTACTAATAGCGGTGGTTTATCAGTAGGGACAAATGGTCTATACGACACTACAAATTAATTCTTATTTTATGTATAAAATAAGACATTTATATAATTCTACTCGTCATCCTCATAGATCTTCTTGAGAGGGTTCTTATCCTCCTTCTTCAAGGTCACATCGTGGATAGCCACTATATTACGATCAGGATCTTCGGTCTGGACAATCATGTCCGTTAGCTCGTCAGACATATCGATTCCAGGAAGAGGGACATCCTCGATCAGATACCTCATGAAACCATCACGTTTCGCATCCTCCTCCATACTCGTGGTAAGTCCTGACTTCTCGCGTGCGGCCGAATACTTCTCGAAGAACTTCTCCCTGAAACTGGGATGAGCGGCATCCGCTCCCTTCACCTGTTTACGTGTGCTGAGAATAACACTTCTAATCTCCTTGATCTTCTTGATGTGTTCGAGATACGTCCACGCTAGCTGGGCATTCTTGACATTCAGAGTGATATACTCGTCCAGGTCGATATCCTCCTGTGGGCGATCTCCACTGACATCCTCCATCAACTCCTGCTCGCGACTCTTGATCTCATCAGCCTTCTTCTTGTCTTCGTCCTTCTGCCCCTTGATGGCCGCCGAGACAGACTCTGTAGTATCCTTGCGAATGTCGACCTCCGATGTCTCCGCCGCGTAATCCTTGCTAACAGTGAGAGGGAAAGGACGTCCAACATACGTGTGGTAGATAGTATGGACCGAATCGACATCCTTAATAAGCATCTCGGCCCTCTGATTCGCCTCACCCTCGGTAGCAAAGTTTCCGCGAAGCTTGGCAAAACCGTAAATACCCCTCTTGTTAGGCGTTGCGCCCTTCGCGGGAATAAAAGACACGAGCCCAAAAGTCTGTAATCCAAGAGCTGGATCAGCGTAATTCCTGTCAACGACTGGAAACTTCTTAGTAAAGGTTGTAATATTCAAATCGGCAATCGCCTCGTCAGCCTCGCTGACTGTGAGTGGAGGAGCGGAAGTTGCCTGGAACGCAGGAGCGTCGCCGGGGGTAGTAAGTGATGAACTAGTTTGAGAAGACATTCTATTTTAAACATTAGACGGCAAGTCTTTAGACATTTTTATACTGTATACGTGTCGTTTTTAGTTACACCACAATAATCGTCAACCAACTGAGCGCGTTTGTCGTAAATCTGATATTGATTCTCGCATGTCGGACTGTGACATTCGTTCATCAATTCGTTGAATATATCGTCGAATTTTTTAGTGTGTCCAATTTCATCACATATGACATGCGCGATTTCGTGTAATGTGACATGCATCAACATCGAATCATCATAGTATTCGTCTGTTTTAGGATCTTTCGTACATATGTACATGAACTCTTTGTCGATCGTATAGGAGCTGCCCCCTCGACATAAACGAATCTTTTCCATTACATTCTTCTTTTTGTGGTTCAGACATTCGAGATGTCCAGACCATGGTCTCACTCGTCGGTTCATCCACTCGGTAATAGTATTCTTTATCTCCTCCACCTTCGGATCGTATTCGCATTTTTCACAATCATGACAATCACTATTAGAAAAGAAATAACTTTCGAACTTTTCGACGGAACGAGGATTCAAGATAGTTGCTGTGATATAAATTACAAGTAGAATAATTATTATATCAATAATATCAGTGATTAATTTTCTGTATTGATACATTTTATTTAATAAAATATATTTTAACTTAACCCATAAAATAATTTGAAAATTCTTTCAGATATTTTATCTCCTATTCTTCTAGTTTTATTGTTAGCGATTGGATATGTCAGATCAGACAATAATTTACATCTCAGATTCTCTTCCGTGCTCTCATAAGTTGATATCAATTCTCTTACATTTGGATACTTTTCAATTATAATAGATGCTATTTTCTCAGTCACCTGCGGAACCATCGTCAATTGTTGGATAAACCATACATTGGGAGTGACATTATCCCGTTTCTTTGTCTTCAACGTTGCCGCGTACCCGGAATCAGTTCCCGACGAACACGTTGATGTAAAGTACTTGTCGATATCAACACTCAGTTTTTGTTGTAACTTTTCAATAAATGTACCAGTTTCAACAAGAGACATAGTTCGATGGACATGTATACGATCTCGTAATTGCGTATTGATTATACTTCCTAGTAGAGTTGATACAGTAACTCCCACTACCTTATCTTCTAAATTTTTAGGAATATTCCCCTCTATCACGAACATGATTCTAGATCTATCTAAACCACAATTCATCAATCTGGCCTTTTGTTCGCGACTCCTTCCGTCGCATATAGAAGCCTTCAAATCAGCAACAGTCTTCCGTTCAATCACGAGCACTATCGAATCGTCGTCGTTACGAAAAACAATATCACCTATTTCTAGCATCTCAACGACATGTACAATTCCTCGTTCCGTCAATACCTTAATAAGATCCCGTTCTCTATTGTCGATTATTAATTTCATTTTATATTATATACATCATACTTTAAATATTTTTTTGAATAGAAACTATATTCAAAAAAGTAAATAATCTCAATATTTATCTTCTGGCACTCGACGGAATCAGGGGTGCTGTTGTAATTTCATCGATCAAATCTTTTAATTCATCAGCTCCACCGATGAATTTTCCACCGATCACAACAATCGGAAGCATACTGTAACCACTCAAATCAATACCATTAGGAGGATTCGTATCAAAATCCCTTTCTTCGAATGTCGCGCCATTCTCACCAACTCTCAGCATATCTCTCATTGTATCATTGTTCATCATCGCCTTCGCTCTTTGACAATGACCACATCCACTCCTAGTGTATATAACCCTAGGACCCTTCACAAAATCAAGACGTTTATTCTGAGCAATCGAATACCTATCATTACTACTTCGCTTATTATAAATAGATTCAGCTACGGCTCTAATTTTATTCTTAACTTCATCGCCATTAGCCCAATCAGCCTTTATGACCGTCCCAAGTTCAGAACCAAAAAATGTATGGAGTTTCATGAAAAATTCCCAAAAAATACCAACATCAACTGTCTCGAAATCATCCCACTCATGAAAAAAATCATCGAGATATTTCGGAACATCTACATTCGGTATCATAACAGCCTTACACGAATAAAAAAATTCATTGAGTATCATAATACAACTATTGTTGTCGATATCTAAAAATTTAGCTTCTTCATTTTCACCAAACATGTTAACAACCCGAACGGCCCTGACAAGTTCCTGAAATACACGTATGATAGTTTTAACATATTTCTCAGAAGGCACCGTAACAGGACGAACATTCACAGTAGCCTTTATCTTCTTCAACACGCCCAAATTAAGAAGTTCGATATCATCGAAATCATCTGAATCTACATTATCTAAGACCGTGCTGTAAAGCAAATAAGCGAATCCGGGAACGTTATTGATCCAGTATTTACGATGACTTAATACAGCATTCGCGATAACATTCGATAATGAAACACCCAACTTAGCGAGTTCAACCTCAATATATTCACCGATAGTTAGGTTATTTCCGCTTTCATCGACAAGACGTGTAACCTGCGACCTTTCGATATCTTTAATAACATCGTTAAATGGCATACCCTTAAACTTACGCCCGGCATAAGCCGTAAGAAGCTGTCGTTGGAGAGTAGACTTCTCAATTCCAGTAAGCTCATTTACATCAACCTTGATGTCATATTCTTCTAGGTACGCCGTTAGGATTTTACTACGTAAGAAATCGCTTCGCACAAGCTGAATAGCCATATTAGGTGTAAGATACTTATAATCTTCCTCACTATACGATATCATTGAACGAGCATATAATTCGTATTCAATTTCTTTCATCTCCATAAGACGGTCAAATAAGGCCCGGTCAGTGAGATAACCACCTTTGAAATCATCATCTGATTTGATAAATCTGATAGCAGTTGCTAAAACATACTCACGAAGTGACATAGACTTATTCATGTAATGAACATCCGCACCTAAATCCGAATAATTTTCCGTATCTGTCATTTTTATTTAACACCTTATATTTATATTAAAATCGATTTTTTTATTTGATTTTACGAGAGAAAAAGTTAACATGACGATCTCTCATGAAACAATCAAGAATATTATCGAGTCACACAGCACGCAAATCGGTCTGGTCGATCATCAAACCAGATCATACGAACAGTTCCTCACCCATGGTATCGAGGAAATTTTAACAAACAACGCATTCAATTTACCATCCAGACGAATCACATTTTCAGACGTGTACATACCCAAACCGACAGTAACAGAAGAAGATAGGATCATAAAAGACCTCATACCTGCTGATGCTCGTATACGAGACCTAACATACGACTCTCCTGTGTATATCTCCATAACCGATACGAAACTAGACGATAACGGTGATATAATATCATCTGACACAACTAAACGAGTAGAGATTTGTAGAATCCCTATAATGCTGAGAACATCGTTTTGTCATCTACACAACAAAACAAAGGAACAACGCGTCCAGATGAGAGAATGTGAATATGATAATGGTGGATATTTCATAGTCAGAGGAAACGAACGAGTGCTCGTATCCCAGTTACGATCCATGTATAATTTAGTACTTGTGTTCGCGCAAACATCAGACAGAAACAGTAAATATGATATGGTAGCAGAGACCAGAAGCATGTCTTACAACACCGGGCATTCAGTCATGATCAGAGTCGGGCTAAATACAGATAACAGGACCATTGACATAAACCTACCTTATATCAAAGACACGATTCCTATTGGTATAGTCCTTAAAGCACTTGGCTACCAAACCGAACAGGACATGAAGACTCTCATTAAAGTTGACTCTAAAGACATAGATAAATATATTCGGTACATACACAGAGACAGTTACATTGGTGAACATTCCATCACTACAGATGATGTAGATGAACGTAAGAGAATCATAAGCGAAGCTGCGTTTGAGTACATAGGGAAACAGTCGTTATACCCAACGAAACAAACAGATCTCGTGAAATATGGAGAGCAGATAATTACAACCGAGTTACTACCCCATATGGGTATATCGGCAACATCGAAAGCGAAAGCGATGTTCATAGGACACATGTTGAGTAGATTACTATCAACCAAGCTAGGGATGCGGACGGTCGATGATATCGACGACTATGCCTACAAGAGAGTAGAGACTCCTGGGATACTATGTAACGAACTATTCAAACAGCTGTTCAAAAAGTTCAAGGAGTCGATCACAGCAACACTCGAAAAGAAAAAGCAGAATAATGTCGATGTCATATCACTGATGAACAGGAACAACACCATAACATCCGGACTCAGACATTGTTTCTCCACTGGAAACTGGGGAGTTCCGAAAACGTCATATATCCGACCTGGAGTGTCCCAAATTCTATCTAGACTGTCGTATGGTGCTTCTCTATCACATATGAGGAGAGTCTGTATACCGGTAGGTAAAGAAGCGAAGAATACGAAAATCAGACAGATAAATTCTTCACAGATCATGTTCATATGCCCTTGTGAAACCCCTGAAGGTCAACCAGTTGGTATTGTCTTAAACTTGACAATCATGGCGCGCGTATCTGAGTCAACTGCGCCTTACTTGATCCACTGTATCATAAATAAATGTCCTAACTTCATTAGCATCGACGAAGACGGCTCAGAAGAAAATACCACCAATCTATTCCTAAACGGCACTCTCATAGGCACTTCAGACGACCCATATTCAATTGTGGAAGATCTACGAAAACATCGTATGAATGGGAGCATCTCACACGACGTGTCGATCAGCTACAATGACATAGACGATGAGATAAACATCGCATGTGACGCAGGTCGTCTTATTCGCCCAGTTTTCAACGTGGACAAGGATAAGGTTACTATTACAGATAAAGACGGTAGTGACTGGAACGATCTAGTCGACAAGTCTCTGATCACTTATTTAGACAACGCCGAAATCAACAACAAAGTCATTGCGTTCAACCAGAAGGAATTAGGTAAATACAGAGCGGATCACTGTGAGATAGACGCCTCTATGATACTAGGTGTGATGGGGTCTATCATCCCATGGCCAGACCACTCTCAATCACCGAGAAACTGTTATCAGACTTCGATGGGGAAACAGGCGATGAGTATGTACGCGTTGTCTTTCAATCATCGCGCCGATACCATATCACATGTCCTCGGATACCCACAAAAACCACTGGTAACGACCCATCAAGCTGGATTGATGGGTTTCAATGAGATGCCATCTGGTGTAAACGCGATTGTTGCGATCGCGTGTTATACTGGTTTCAATCAAGAGGATTCAGTATTGATAAATAAAAGTGCCGTCCAACGTGGTTTATTCGGTGCCACTAGCTATAGGACTCACACAGACCAAGAAAAGAAACATGGAATCCACAGTAGTGAGAAAATCGGATGTATACCGCTCGACAAGAGAAAGATGGATCTCAATTACAGCTTGCTTGGACCTGATGGGATTATAATGACCAGATTCGCGAACGGACGGGCGGTGTATGTTGATAAAGGGGATGTATTGATTGGTAAATACTTCATCGATTCGTCGAGAGGCGAAGGTGAGATTGTCAGTGATATCAGCTTGGTAATTAAGAAAGGAGAAGAAGGATTCGTAGACAGGATCATAAAAACAACCACCCCCGATGGTAATATAATGGTCAAGGTGGTAATACGCACGGACCGTACGCCCGAAGTTGGAGATAAGTTTGCGTCCAGAGCAGCTCAAAAAGGTACGTGTGGTATGTTGTTCAACCAAGAGGATATGCCGTGGACAGTAGATGGTATATGTCCCGATATAATTATCAATCCTCATTGTATACCCAGTCGCATGACAATCAATCAGTTAATGGAGACCGTGTTGGGTAAGAGCGCCGCGTTGTCTGGTAAAATAGGCGACGCTACTCCGTTCTCTGGTACGTCCGAACAAATAGGGCAACAGGTATGTGATCAGCTAGGGTTGACTGGTTACGAACGAACCGGTCTAGAGGTTCTACATAATGGATTTACAGGTGAACCAATGGGAACTTATTTCATCGGTCCAGTATACTATCAGAGACTGAAGCATCTTGTATCTGAGAAGATCCATGCTAGAGCTGGAGGTCCAGTTACCACACTCACTAGGCAGCCTCTCGAAGGTAGATCACGAGACGGAGGTCTTAGGTTCGGAGAGATGGAACGAGATTGTATGGTGTCTCATGGTACATCTATGTTCTTGAAGGATCGTCTATGTGACCAGTCCGATCCATATAAGATACCCGTGTGTGAAAAATGCGGTAATATCGCTACATCACATACGAAGTGTGTAAGCTGTGGATATGACCAGGTATCTATTGTTGGTTTACCATATGTATGTAAACTGGTTCTTCAGGAACTCAATACAATGTGTCTGAAAACTAAAATCACTGTCAAGTAATAAAGAATATTCATTTCGTTAAATTATAAAATATAATATAATTTAATCTTAAAACATGTCGTCACTGTCACCGTCACTGTCACCACCCCATCCGTCGTACATATTTTCCTCATCACTCAGATCATCGCGATATTCATCTTGATATTCCGGTTCGGGTGCTGCCTGAAATACAGGATCTTCAGCCTTCAGTCGCTGGTATAATCTCGCATATCTAATTATATCGGATGAATTCAATTTGTTCTTGAGTGGTTCGCCGTTATAATCATTCTCATTGATTCTATAATTTTCGGAGTCCATGAGGAGATTAGCATCTGGTTTACCAGATGGATCACACATAATATATCCAAGCGCTAGAGCATATGGATTTAGCTTCTGATAATGAGGTATATTATCCACTACTTTTTGTAATAACATATCCTTATCTGAGTGTAATAAAAACGTAATTCCTCTAAGAGACAATTCAAATCGATCTTTTACATTTTTAATGTTAAGCGCCATTCCTTCATTGCTTACATTACCCATATCAGCATACGCAACATATTGAATATTATCTACCATTTTATATTATATATCTATATTTTTAAAAATTATATCCATAACGGAAACGATGATACTACTTTTCCTTCCATATCCATCAACTCTGTCCATTTATAACCAATCGAATCTATTTTACGTACCCTTAAACTATTTTTATATTTTTTTATATTTATAGGTCGTCTACACATCGGACATGTTGAATGTGAAACCAAACATATTTTCATACACGTCTTATGGAACACATGATCACACAACGTGACAAATAATCCATTATCAATATCATGCAAACATATAGGACAGTATAACATTTATTTGTAATACAAATATTCCTTTTTACCTAAAAATATTATATTTAATTTAAAACAATATTAAATATAATGGTTTAATTTTCACCTGTGTATTACGTTTTATAATTATCAGCTTAAAGATAACTAGACATTAATAAAAATGCCTGCTGCCACAAAGAAAACAATTATGACTGAGACCGACACAAAGGTCAAGAAGTCCAAGAAGACCGATACCAAGGTCAAGAAGGAGAAGAAGACCAAGAAGGAGGTCGTCGAGAAGGTCGTTGAGGAGGAAGTCGTCGAGGAAGTCGTCGAGGAAGTCGTCGTTGAGACACCTGCTACAATTATCACTAAGGGTACACCCACCAAGGAGAGCGTATTGACTAGTTTCGACTCATTAATCACTGCTATCGACGCAGAGGTTAATGCCGTTAGGTCAGGTGATAAGTCTGGAGGTGGTATCAAGTTCCTTAAGAGTTGCGCTGCCAACCTCAAGAAGTTACAGAAGCAGACTGCTAGGGTCGCCAAGACGAAGGGTAAGAGCAAGAATACCACTCCTAATACCAACTCCGGATTCCTCAAGCCAGTTCCTGTATCGGATGATGTCAGAAAGTTCGCCGGATGGAACTCGGACGAGCTTCACTCGAGGGTTGATGTAACCAAGTTCATCTGTAATTATGTCAAGGATAACAATCTTCAGAACCCAGAGGACAGGCGTCGTATCGTGCCAGACACTAAACTTAGGAAGCTTCTAGTGACGGATGCCAAGGATCTCAGGTATTGTGACATCCAGACTCTCATGAAGCCCCATTTCAAGAAGGATTAAATTAACAAATTATATAATAATACAATAACGTGTATTATTAAGATTATAAAAATGATTATATCACGACACGTTCATATATAAACAAAATACTTCACGATGGGAATAAAATCAAATTACACAAAGGCGTTGAGACAAATCGCAGGCGACGATATTTTCAAACCGACACATATATCGAAATTTGCATACGAGAAGATTGCGATAGATACAACTCTATATCTATATAAATTCAAAGCGGCGATGGGTAATCGATGGATATCTGGATTTCTTAATATTATAAAATGTTTTAGACAGAATCTCGTTCATCCAGTTTTCATATTCGATGGTATAGCACCCCTAGAGAAACGCGAAGAACAAGAATCTAGGAAACGAGACAGAGAGAAACTAGAGAATAACTTAGATGTTCTTAGTAATGACATTTCAATATATCACACGAGAGGAGAGATATCAGAAAAACTAGGTAAGTTAATGCCTGAAGGGGTTGCGTTCGACATACAATATATTGAGGACAAGATGATCAAAAAACAAGACCAAGTCATATATGTGACAGGAGCCGACTTTATTACATTGAAGACGTTATTCGAGGTTCACAATATTCCGTTTTTTACCTCTCCAACCGAAGCGGAGAAGATGTGTTCGCAGTTATGTATTATGGGTCACGTGAAGGCTGTACTGTCAGATGATACAGATGTAATCGCGTATAAATGCCCTATAACTATATCCAAGTTCAATTCGTCGTCTGGAGGATGTTTCGCGATTTATCATGCCGAACTACTAGAAAAGATGAGATTTACAGAAACCCAGTTCATGGATCATTGTATTATGTGTGGAACAGACTATAATAAGAATTTGACTGGTATAGGATCGATTGTATCATATAAATATTTACTTGAATACGGGAACATAGAAGAAATGGCTAAACATAAAGGACTTGATGTGAGTATATTGGATCACGAGAATGTAAGACGTTTATTTACTGTTTTCGACGACCTAGGTGTAGAGTATATACCATTTTGTAAACAACCTGACAGGGTTAAACTGGAGAAGTTTTTCCATACACATAGCATTCCAGTTAACTTCGAATACTACATATATAATCTCGAGAACAAGCATATATACATGGAATAATAAGTTAAAAATATATTATGATGTTATTAATAAAGAGGATGTACCAAACAATTAATAACATGAAGCGACCCCCGACTATCCAATCCAATAACTTCGCACACAACGCTATACGTAATAAACAACGTCCTAAAGCAACAGAAAACTTTCAACGACCAGTCGAGTATACATATGTAAACAACTCAAAAAAACTTGACACTAAACCGTTATCAAAATCAGTAACCAAATCCACGTGGGGCAGGCCATTATGGTTCTCTCTTCACTACGGAGCTCTTAATTACCCAAAGACAGCCGATGATTCAATGAAGAATATGATGGTGGGTTATATTAGAGGTTTACCTATCATGATCCCATGTGATATATGCAAAAACCACGCATATGAATACATAAGCAAGTTTTCAGACCAACAACTGAGGGAGATATCATCAAGCAATGAAAGCTTATTCAGGTTTTTCTGGCAATTCCATAACAACGTTAATTCTCAAACAGGAAAACCAACTATCACATTCGAAAAAGCATACGATGTATACATGAACAACCCCGCATCTACTTTATAATTTTATACAACAATATGTATAAAATCAATCCTTCTTACTTTGCCCCATCATGACTTTAACAAGTATGATAATAAATAATATCAACAAAGCGATAATAATATTTACGGTCTTCTGTGAAACACCTGGTAGGGTTTTGTAACAAGATCCCTCTTCACATGTCCATTTACCTGAACCCTGACTTGGAATAGGCATGTATAACTTCGAACAAACAGGGCATGTCTTTATGTGTGATAATATATCAGTACATCTAATTACACAAGGTGACCTGGTTTCATCACCATGGGAACGTACACGTCCACTGCCATGTTTGGGGGTATCATTATACAAATCGGATATGTTGGTCTGAGAGACATCACTTGAATAATGCATACCTGTATGGTCGGATAAATTACCCGTACAATATTTACTTATATCGGTTATGATTTGTTTATGCGGCATGTTTATTATACTAGAAATATTTTATAAAAAAAACACATCTTCTTGTTTAGTAGTCTTTTGATGTACAACACGATCATACGCCTGTAACAACCTGGTATTTTTATCATTGACAATCATCGACAACAAGATATCTGAAAAATCAGTTGTTGTTATGTCTTTCGTATCATGTTTGTCGATATCCACATCGTCCTTTTTCATCTTAAAAACAATCTTCACACCACTATCAGTTAATTCTCTGTATTTCACCGTCTTCTTCATCGCCTTGAATTGTTCGTAACTACCCGACAATGTGATTCGTACCTTATCTTCGCTTAACTCGTCGATTACGAAATTGGAAACATCCATTACGTCCATATACAATATCTTTTTTCCGGGTAAATCAAGTTGGATCTCATCAAGCTCCAACTCTTCACCTTTTTCGAATTTAAATAAAGCCACTATATTATCCTCGCTCTCACCGAACGCGATCTGCATAGGCGTACCCGTATAATAGACATTCGGTTGCGGTCTCTGTTTAGAATGGATATGACCAGAAACCACAAGTGGATTGTCTAGCGACCATTTATCACCATCGATCGACACAATCGCACCCATCTTACATCCTTCAAATTCCTGGTGTGCGAAAATACACTCAGACTTCGTCCATGTATCATCGCCTAGAGTAGACAACGCCTCCATAAATCTACCAGGATACACGTATGGAACCATTGTGAATGTTTCGTTGTTTACCTTTACATTCAATACTTTATCTACGATCGTGACGTTTTCCCACTCTTTCATACCATTCATCCAGTGATTTTCGGTTAGAAATTGGGTATTTGATATATAATCGTGATTGCCGACTAGCACATACGTGGGTGCGATCTTCCTCAATGTATTAACTAGTTCATACGCTTTATTGAGCACAGTTGTATGGAGACGTTCGTGAGTATGTAGTAAATCACCAGCAATCACAATTAAATCAGGTTTCTTATCGGTTGAAAGATTCTTAATAGCAGGAATAAAACGTTCAATGTCGGGTATATTATTAATCTGGAAATGAGGATCTCCTATGAATAGCGCAGTAGTTTTCATTTTGTAATTTTTTTATATTATAAAATGGTAATGATTCGTTTTTAATTATCAATGCTCAGGCCTGTAACGGAACTAGTGATGTCGTTCATAACAACGTCCGATGGATTGTCAATCTCTTTCTGATTGACATACTCGTCGTGTTTGATCTTCTTAATGATGGCATTCAATGTCGTAGCTGGTTGCTCGTTCATGATATCAGATATGACATGTTTAGTCACTCGACGGTTTTCTCCGATTTCACGACCCTCCTTGAACCATTCGTGAGCGATCCTCACGATCGCGTATTCAGCCTGACTAACACGGGTATGCTGCTTGTGGACGAAACGATTCATATACGATGTGTGAATATGTTCACATGCGCCTCGAATGAACATCTCATACTTGTCAAACGACTCTACATGTGATGGATACATCTTTCGCAGCATGTCGTTAGAGTATGTATCCGTCCGAATCTGTAGATACCTGAATGGGACAGATGGTTGATTCCCCCGCACACCAACAAGATTCAGATACGCATCGCTACTCACCTTTAACTGAGTCTGGACAGAACTGAAGATGATAATACCCGGAGTTCTCGATGGATCAGTCAACTTGACATACGAGCGTAGCTCGGACATATCCACGAAATTAAACTCTCGTGGCTTCCACACGTTGATGTCATCGTTTAGATCCAATACACCTTTCGAAAAGGTTCCGACATGATACATAGTCGGAGTGGCAGAACCAATACACACTAGTCGGTTTTCCTCCGAATTCTTGACAAGGAACGTATATTGCTTGTTTGTATCGAGCAACGACTGAAATCTGTCGTAATAATTTCCATCATCGTCAGGTAACGAATTACGCAGGGTCTCGTTTGAATCAATCTGAGACTTAAGCGCTTTCTTGAACATCGAACCATATGATTCGGACGACCCCCACTTACTCTTGAACGCATTCAGACGACGATGGGTAGTGAGAAACCATTTCCCGTTATAGTTAAACATACGGATAAGGGCTCCTTCATGTGAATCGTAGAATCGACAGTTTTCGAAACCGCCATTTTCAGAGAACCATGACTCTAGATCATGTGAGATACCTACTTGTTCGGTATACGGGAATGCTTTCATAACGATATTTTCGCCGTCGAAAACTACACCCCTACAGTCCTTTACCATGGACATGTTAGCTTGAAGCTCGGGTGTTTGAGGGGGATCCGCGACATAACAGAAGTTCGACAATCCGGTGTCTTCATCTGTATCGCTAATCTTAATGAAATCTGGGAGGGACTCGTACATGGCACGAGAGAAGGTGGACACATTGTGTCCAATATTTTGGTTTGTAACAACAGACATGCTAAGGGTTGCTTTTTGTAACTATAACTTCGTATATAATCAATTTTATCTAAATATATGAATTTCGCATTTAAAGTTGTCGTATAACAAATTAAAAACGACAATGAAATCGAAACTGGAAATTATAAAAATACCGTTGGAAAATCCCCCAAAAGACATACCTCAGCAGTTTCCCAGAATGCCTCGGTTATATCTAGAACTACTTGAGAATAAGACTAAAATCAAACAGAGTGTGATGAACTCTGAGTATGTCCATGAATATTCATCGAATGATGATATACCCCCTCAGGCGGCACCAGCATCACCTGGTAGTGACGATGATGAGTCAGAATACAGTCGTGATAGTAATGAATCACCTAATAAGAGCGACGATCGTTCCGACGGATCCGCCGTAAGCATCCAACGAGACGATGACGACGTATCATCCATTGGTTCTAGATCACCAGGAGAAGACGATAATCAAAGTATTTCAAAGAGATTGACCGAGTTGCTAGGAGATGATTCCGATCATGAAAGTATAGTATCTCGTAAAGAGGAAGGTTATAAGAAACGTGATAAGTACAGTGTACAACGTGATAGGAGAGGTCATAGTATAACTAAACACGATACTACAACCGCGGCACCGTCTTTCGCCGAGTTAGAAGCCCAAGGGGCTTATGTTCCAAGGAAAGAATTACATGATATCGGTTCCATACCCGAAGCGGACAAGAACCAAGACGATATCAAACGAGAATTATTGTTTAAGTTTGAATTACTTAGGAAGTCTTATCCACAAGCGACTATCCCCGAATACTCCGTCCATACCGATTATAAAGTTATGCTTTCGTCATATGAAGACTGTGTACGTCGGTTATCTCTCGATTCGTCTGTCGAGAGTTATAAACAGTATCTTATATATGCGTTCATGGGGCTTGAATTTCTCCTCGGTAAGTTTATGAAACTTGACATGGAGGGTTTCACCCAACAGCAAATACTGAGTATGTCATCGTATGAGAAGCTTCTCATTGAGCTAGGAGAGAAGTCTTATGTACCTGAAGGATCTGAATGGTCAGTTGAGGTTAGATTACTTGGTCTTGTTCTCATGAATACCGCGTTCTTCGTTGTTTCTAAAATGATCATGGCAAAGACAAGTGTTAATCTCATGAATATGATGAACGGAATGACTGAATCGTTCAAACCTAAAACAGACGAGGCGTCATCTGACGGTAACGCGCCTAAACGGAAGATGAGAGGTCCTGATATAGATTTAGACTCAATTTAGAATTGATTTTTATGGTAATCCGGTTGGTTTAATGTTACACAACTAAGTTATGTCCACTAAATTAAAATTACAGATCGCATCTGATTTACATATCGAGTATGATAACGACGAATTCGTCGATCCTCTCACACTTATTACACCTTCAGCGGATGTGTTAATACTCGCAGGTGATATTGGTTCATTTTATAAATATGATCAGTTATATAATTTCATATCTGTTATCGCACCCCATTTCTCTCATGTATTGTATATACCTGGTAATCACGAATTTTACGTCCCTCCGAAATACTCTCCAAAGAGTTATAATGAACTTATATCTATCATGGATCGCCTCAACGACAGTGTTAAAAATTTGACGGTGCTTAATAGACGGAGTGTACAGATCGGAGATTTATGCATAGCAGGTGCTACATTGTGGAGTGATATCAAGTGTGAATTACCGAAGTTTATCGTACGTATTCATGGGATGGACACACGTACGTATAGAAATAATCACATACTCGACTCGAATTACATCAAAGATATGGTTGGTTATTGTAAGGATCATAATCTTCGATTGCTTTGCGTAACACATCATCCACCGACATATGATGTGTTGAAAGTATCAACATCTAAGAAACGCGATAAATTTGTATCCCTTTATGCGAGTTCGATGGACGATTTACTTGTGTCGGATAATATGTTCGGTTGGGTATGCGGCCATGTCCATAGTAATTTCGACTTCGTAACTGATGGGGGTTGTCGAGTCATGGGAAATCAAATGGGTAAACCAAAGGATAACATCATGGACTATTCAAATACATTTGTGATTGAGTGTTAATTTTATTTTTATTGAGTACAATAAAAATGTTGTTAAATGATGATGATGATGATGATTCACGTGCTTTTGCACCCACATGGTTGTCTACCGATTTAGGCCTTGATTTAGAAGCTGCCCTCGATGAACTAGAGGTTGATATCAATCCTCGTAAAGAGGGTTGGGTTTTCGATAAATGTGCTAAGGAATTTGAAATTCTTACGTTTATTATCGAGCCTAAGAAGCCTATTAGTATAATCAATCCTGATAAGTTTTAATAAGCCCAACTTTATATTTTGTCTATTTTATTAGCGATGATCTTTACGACAGTGTTACCGTTTGTTTTGAAGTCGTACGAGCAATTATGAATATATTTGTGTTCCGTACAGTATATACCTTCACATTTACATGTATGTAATTGTATCATTAACTTGCTTAGTTTCTTTTTACATATTTCGCATCTGAGATTATTTGTCATTATTTATATTATTACGAATATAAATTTATGTATCTAGAAAGTGAGATAAAATCATTTCTGTATGTTTTGTGAGTTTGATTATATCGTTGTTTATAAATTGTCTGAGACATCTCGTCTTTATCCATCCGATTGAATTCGCGTCATTATCATTATTAGGTGGTTGTATTTCCACGTCGCATTTTTTATAATCTACCAGAAAGTATGTTGATTTGTCGTCTATTGTTATACGACGCCCTAGCATATTCTCTGTTATTTCGATCCCTGTTTCTTCTAATACTTCTCGGATTGCTCCGGTAATGTAATTTTCACCTGTTTCAAGTGAACCTTTCGGAGCTCCCCATAAGTTACCCCGTGACTGTATTAATAATACAGCGTCTTCATACTTATCGTATAATAAACACCCTGCTTTCCTACCGCACTTGTTTTTTGTAATTAAATTTGTTGATATATAATCTCTAATATCTAATGTACAACAACCGGCGATACAATGTACCTTCTTAGTTTGCGACATTTATATTATATATCTTTCCTTTTAAAGTTTTCAATTATTTAATATTAATCATACCGTCTGTAGTCACATATGTTTGTAGATCTGAACGTTCTATCGAGTTTAAATAATTCGACGTACGTATTTGACTACGTATAGTATTCGATCGCTCCACGAATGCGGTGACATCCTCATTCACTGGATCTCGATAAGCACAAACTATATTCCGGAGCCTATTTACATATTCTCGCATAATCTGAGATCTGAATCTGGAGAATATATTGATGTTTCGTCTCCATTCGGGAACATCCATATCATGGGCTCGCCATGTTTCCATCCAATTCGTATAAGCATCCATGATTGGATTGGTGAAATTGCAGTTGTCGAATGTTATATCCATATTGGTTATGATATAATGTAGACATTTATCGTCTTCGTCTGATCGTACGTCTAAGGCTGATTTTATTTCGAGGTTGAGCGGGATCGTGTGGATTTCGTCGTCTGGTATCTCGGTTATTATACCACCTGATATATTATCTATGAAAACTAGTAACTTATTTGACATTTTATTTAGTATTACATGACATTACGTTATTTTTCATTTTTATCTGTGTATCTATTCGTTCGTTTGCTTCATTCATTCGTGTTTCTTCTAGACAGATAAACTTGTATAAAATTTGCCTTAGATGTATAGGCATATCTGTCATATTCCATTCGAGATCATATATACAATCATTAACCGTCTGTTCTTTTTTACAATTATATAAGTTGTTCGACGACTTGTCAATTACCGTGTCGTGATGTTTTATAATAGCGTACAACAGGTCTGTACCGTTCTGATCCAGCATCGGTATGATCTCTATTATTTTTGTTTTTTGAGCTATTGTCAAGTCTCGTTTGGGTATATTTATATCAAGTGTATTGTAAAGTGTGAACTCTGGCATTTCTTTATTTTGTATTCGAAATAAAGAAAAATAATCTATTTTATTTGTTTGAGTATGCTTCTTTCATTGTTACGTAACATCCTCTTTGTCTCTTGACGTAGTCGTCTTTACACTGTTGGTCGTCTATCGAGCACCCCTCGACATCATCTACTAGTGTACGCTGAGACGTCGGTTTATGTTGGAATTCCTCACTATAAGAAGCGGCGACTTGCTCGATGAATTGCCTGATATTCTTATCTTTCAACGGACCTGAGTACATCATGTATGCCTTTCCGTTCGCGAAAAATACTAATAATGGCACATATTCAAGTGGTAATACAGACTTTTTCATTGTAGTGATTATAGATTTGTTTTCGTCTATGTTAATCATACCGAATTCACACCCGGCAACAGTTCGTTGTAAATATTTAAATATTTCTATGGCTGTGTCACAATGCGGACATTGGGTGGAATGGAATAATATCAAAGAGTAACCATTATTGATGTTGTGTAACAGCGAATTGTCACTACCAACTCTAAAGTCTTCTGCTCTCATAAAACGTAAGTATGTCATATTTTATTATATATCAACTTTATTTAAATATTAATTATGATATAGACAGTATCTCTTTTACTTTATTGTCTATTGTTTCTGATAACACTGTTATGTCGAACACGCTACTGTCTGTTCGAAGTATCAGGTTATTATGTTTATGCCTCAGACTAAGTATATTCCTGAATAACTCTTTGCGTGTTTCTGTTATGTGTTGTAGTTTTTCATTTAATACTCGTATTTTCTTAGTATACTCAAGGTCTTTGTTTAAAGTGGACATCTTGTTATGTGAATGCTTGATTCTTTCTTTGATTACAGACTTATCTTCTATTATTTTTCGTTCGTTTGTGTTTATTTCTTTGGTTGCTTTTTGTAGAACTGACATTCGGTCTCTATACTCTGATATTTTGTTCGTTGTTTCTTTGTATTTTATTAGTAATTCCGGTATTCTTCCGATTGTATATTTGATATTTTTGTTTATATTTCTCAGTAAATTCGTTACAATGTTATTATAAATATCAGGTATATCTAAGTTAATAGTTGATATTTTACTGAATAATGTATCTATACTTACGAATACTGATAATTTTCTAAATTTATGTGATAAGTTTGATGGTGTTTGTATCGTAAATAGCCTGATGTTGTTCGAGTCGTCTATGAAATACATTATGTTCGATGTGTGTATACATAATTTGTATTTGATTATGAGTATACTTTTTGATAACCGTTTTAACTGTCTGTAGATTTCATTGCTTTGATTATCTAATGTTACGTTTATATCTATTGGTCGATTGTAACTTTCTTCGATATTACTTTCTATGTTGTTACGGGATGTTTGTATATATATTTCGTCGTATTCTGAATTCTTTTTTAATGTATTGTTATCGACATATCTGTCTATGATAGTTCCGTCTGATTTTATATCGATTTCGTTTACCTTGAAGACGTTCGTACCGTTTCCGATCTTCATCTTGTATTTGGTTGGGATACGTATTATGAACGTTTCGTCTGTATCCGTCATGTATACTTCCATCATTATGCAGTACATGTCGTCATTAACATAGAAGGTGCTTGTGATTATTCGGTTATTTGCTAAAAAAAGATCTAATTTCTCAATTGATATACCAGGCATTTTATAATACTTTTTTCTCAACTTAAAATAATGTTTTTTACATAATAAAATGGTTTTCGTAGATGATGTTATTATTACGAAAAATGACGTTATACCTTTTACATCGGATTCGTATCGAGAATTACGTGAGGTATTCAATGGTGAAATACCCGAACGTAAGTATGTAGTAGAGACATATGAGGATGATGTTAATTCCACAAACTCATGCGCTCCGTGTAGTATTCATATCTTCTGGAAAATCGCGGGTTTTTTGGCGTATATGGTGGCGATAGCTGTTATCCCTGTAACGATCAAGTTTATCCCAGATCGTCAGTGGATGATATCAATCCCTGTTATCGTACTTATGACTATATTCATTGGTCTTATGTTACGGAGTACAAATAGATAGATTATTTTCTGTATATATTAAATATTACAGAAACACATTTACAATGAATGGATATAAGCGATCATTCCATCTTTATCACGGGGGAAATTTATCTTGGTGAGTTTTCCGGTTCCGTCGACCATAAAAAAGGTTGGGAATCCACTGACCGGAAGTGGGGTTTCCATGTCTTTCAATATGACATCTTCCATCGTTGCAAAATATACCTTTGACGATGAATTAGATGCGGCGACGAATTCGGGCATAGCCTGTTTACAATATCCACACCATTTAGCGTGAACGAATAAGATAGTAGGTTTGCTTGATTTCCAAGCACATCGATGATTATTACCATCCCATACAATGGATGCGGCAGATAGATCAACAATAGTCATTTATTATATTCTATATATATTTTAAGAAATAATTATAATTTATCAAAAATGGAAACACTCAATACAAATCCGTTCTTTAGATGTAAAACAGATAACGCGTTCCGTGTAAAGATTATGACCGAGATAGTGTCAAATGTACTTAAAACTAGTTTCTGGGAAATAGGGCCGTTAGGAATTAAACTATCAATGTTCGACGATTCTAGGAAAACCATGATAACAATCGAATTGAAAGCTGAGAACTTCCAATATTATTCATATTCAGGGAATGATAGTATACACATAGGTATCAATTCGTCTCATTTTCATAAGATGTTAAAGTCTATAAAAAAGAAGGATAATATAGAGCTCCAGATTGACGAACATACGTCGAATGAGTTACAGATAACCGCTATACCATTAGCTCAAAATAGAAAAACTACATCTCATATCAAAATCCAAACGGTTCAGAACCTGGAGGTAGTAAACCCATGCGGGTATGGCTCGTCGATAATTATACCATCCGTTGATTTTCAGAAAATGATAAAAGACCTCCATGCTATCAATAGTGATAAGATATCAATCCATACACAAAACGGGATGATAAATTTCTCGTCTGACGCAGACGGTATAATGAAACGTACAGTATCGTTCGGTGAATATGACGAACGAGATAAAACAGTGACTTCTGATATATTCTCAACCGAACAAATACAACGTATATCTAAAATATCCGCATTATATGAAAACATACACATATTCCCATCGACTAAAACACTACCCATACAATTCAAGACTAACGTAGGGTCGATAGGTGAATTATGTATATTCATAAAGTCGGATGAAAACATCAATCGAGAGACCGAATAATAGATTTAAACGAACTATGATAGCTCAATAAAAGATGAATATCGAGAAAAATATCGCACTTGAAATCAAGGAGTTAGATCCTGATATTATTCCACCTCTAACGTCTAAATTTAAAGACCCTGGTTACAATGGTGGGTCGAAACTAGTAGTAGTTGGTAAACCAGGTACTGGAAAATCCACGTTAATAAAGGCGTTGTTACATAGCAAGAAGCATATATTTCCAGTGGGTATGGCTATGAGCGGTTCAGAGGACAGTAATCACGCTTATAGGAGTATAATGCCTAGTTCATTCGTATATAATGAATACAATGAAGATACGATCAAAGATTTTATCAAACGACAGAAACTATCCGCTAGTCATCTAGAGAATCCGTGGGCAGTGATGATATTAGATGATTGTACGGACGACCCTAGAATCTTCAATACACCTATGCAACACGCATTGTACAAAAAAGGTCGTCACTGGAAGATGATGTACATCCTATCACTCCAATACGCAATGGACGTCAAACCAGTCATCCGAACTAATGTAGACGGTATTTTTATCTTGAGAGAACCGTTACTGAAGAACAGAAGGTCATTATACGAGAATTACGCATCTATCATACCTGATTTCAATACATTCTGTGATTTGATGGACGCGCTAACTCATGATTTCTGCGCAATCTATATTCACGGAACTACTACTACTAATGATTGGCAGGATTGTGTTTATTATTGGAAAGCACCTCAAGTATCCGCTGATTGGAGATTGGGTAGTCCCGAATATTGGGCATTCCACGAAGAAAGATTTAACACCGATTATACCGATCCGATCACCGATACATAATTGAAAATTCTCGTATATTTCTATTTATATATTTCAAATAATGACTGATTTCAGTATATTTGAAAATATTGTTACGAGTTACAACGAGACTGAGTGTAACAAACCAACCGGTGAAACTGGTATATGTTTACATGTGAATAGCGTATTCGAAAACGGTATAACAACATGTACGTGTTGCGGTGAGGAAGTAGACAGACCATTGGTGTTTTCCAAAGACTGGAGGTATTACAATTCATCCGATTCAAAACGATCGGATCCAACCCGTGTACACGCACGAAAAATAGAAGAAAAAAATATTTCAAAGGATGTCTCGTCTATGAATTTTAGCGACTCAATTGTATCGGTAGCTAACGATCTTTATATTGCATGTACGAAAGGTCAGATATATCGAGGTGGATCCCGAAAAGCTGTTATCTTCGCGTGTATTTTCCATGCATATAAATTAGCTGGAAATCACCAAACACCGGACGCTTTAATATCGGCATTTGGCCTAACTCGTAAAGCGGGATTAAAGGGTATGAAAATCTTAAATATCAACATACCAAAAGAGTCTGAAATTCACAACACAATCATAACACCTAATCATATAATCAGTGATACAATGGATAAATTCTTGACAACACCTGAACAGAAAAATGAGGTATATGAGATATACAAAAAGATAGATAATAGATCGTCTAAATTAAATAGAGCAAGGCCTCAATCAGTCGCTGCTGCTGTTATATACCACTGGGTGAACACCAGGGATATAAACATATCAATCAGCGATTTCGCAGGTATTACAAATCTATCAGAATTAACTATATTAAAAAACATGAAAGAAGTGGAGCGGGTATTATCGGAACTCGGATGATTTTCATTTATATTGAAATGAAAATATAATATTAAAACCCAAACTTCTCCATTATGTCGTCTATATTGTCGGTATTTTTCTGAACAACCGGAATAACTGTCTTACCGATAGACTGTTTTCTATTCTCTAGTTTAATGTACAGACGTTTAAGAACGGGGGTGAGTGATTTAAATATTTCAGACTTGATAGACATGTATTCTTGTTTTAAGTCGTCTTCACCCGAAAGTGTATTAGCAAGCTCAAGACCTTTTCGCGCCATATCATATGCGTCGCGTACAGATGACGTAGTTGCTATTACGTCCATATAAGCTTTCAGGACTTCTGGGTTACTGGGATTTCCTTGTTTACACATGATACCGTGGATATTAGTGTATACTTTATGAGCGCCTTGTTTATCACCCTTCGCTTTCATTCCATTCGCAATCATCTTCATCGCGCCAATAAGCGCTGGATTGTCTTCTCCGAGAGTTCGTTTAAAAACACGGAGTATTTCATCGAAATTACCAGTCTTGATAAGGTCCGCAGTTTCTTTGGATAACTTCTCAAAAACAGGATCTATTTTATTTTCATCGGTTGTCATTTTATTTTATTTTGAAAATAAAACAAAATAATTCAATTCTAATACGTATCTTTTTTCTTCACATCCTTGTGTATTTTTAATTTACGAGTTTCAATCTCTTCACCTTTCTGAGCGTTCATCAATCGAGTATACGCATCTCGTGTATTTGAGATTCCTAGGTCACTTAATAAACGCAATGTATCCGCTTCCTTATCTTTCTTACCACGGCGTTTATGGCTTACCTTCTCTTCTAAAACGAATCTTTTACCTCTATACTTTACACCTTCCTTATTATTTGAATCCAAATATCCCGTGATGCTTTGTTCTAATATGGTAGCGCGTGATCTCAATTTCCTATTTGTGTCGTTGTTTCGTTTGATCTCAGCGTTTATCGCTTCTAGTTCCGTTATATATGATTGGATTGACATGTTTATCTAATAGTTTGGTAAATTTTTAAGTTAAATGTTGGATAGAATCCATTGCGATGTTTGCCAGTTCATCGGCTCGGGTGTTGTACTTTCTGTATATATGTTTTATCTCATATCTATTGAATTTCTTTATGAGTATCGATGCTTCACTGAATAGTGATTTAAGTGAATCAGACTTACATTTGAATTTACCATTGATCTGGTTTACTATCAACAAGGAATCACCTTCTATTAATACGTTCTTGTATCCGTGTTCGATCGCCAATGTCATTCCCTCGATAAGACCGACATATTCAGATTGATTGTTAGTGTATATTCCGTCCAATTCAACACTGACACATGCTACCTCTTCACCGTTATTTTTTAGCAATACGGCTCCAGCTCCTGCTATACCTGGATTGCCACGGGACCCACCATCAAATCTTATAATTATATCATATACGTTATCCATGTTTGTTTCTAATAATAATTAAAAATTAGAAACTCGTTTTTATATATTCCATTCATATTTCTCTGTATTACTCAATGATTTCCATCGCTCAATCAATACATCAGTGATCTGTTGAGCATCGTATTCTGTAAATTCGTCTTCCACACTATGCCTAAATTCAAGTGAAAACTTGTGAAAAGGTTTACTGACCTCGTATACTGTGTTATCCACCGTGAATTTCCTCGACATTTCACAATAACTCTTATATTCATCATTGTCTAATTTCTTAAGATCTGACCATCCGGAACTCAACATAAGAGCGATATCTTTGTAAGGTAGATCAGGATTCTTTTCTTTCAGACCATCTCGTTTCGCATCAACGTAGAACAAATAGGCATTCTTTTTCTTAGGTTTAATGGGGGAGAGACACTCTTTGCTGTACTCTTTCCATGACTCATGGATACCTTTTCTACCTTTTCGTAGATCGATCTTATCTATGAAGGCAGTGACAAGTTTATTTATATCTTCCGTATTCATCTTTACATTTCGATGTGTAAAACTATAAATAATATAATAAATGACAACCGACAAAAACGATATCCACAAGATATTAGTATCACTACCGCTTCCATGGGACACGGTACGTATTATAAAACAGTTTATAGGACCTATAGATGTCCCGCGAGTTACAGGTGATGATTACGATAATTATGTAATTAAACTCAAGCGACGTCACAAAGGACGGGCGTTCACTATTTGATCAAATCCTCTATCGCCTTGTTATATGCGTATACGCGGATAGCTCCAATCACAGGCATAAGACATGCCCTTATCTCGTGTTCTGGTACCGCGAACGTAAATGCTATACCGATACTCAATCCTATACTGGATGCGAGTGTATTCACAGTTGTTATTTTCATATATAATTCACCTGTATTATCGTCAGACATTTCCTGTATACATTTAGCGTTGATTGCACCATAACCAGTAAACGAAATATTCGACAATAAATTGGACGTACCAGCTACAGGTAGGAACAATGAATTGCTTACCATCGGCGTTAACGACATCGCTATAAATGACAACTGCTGAGTTATGTTCGAGAATAACATAAAATTATCTGAGTTCTTATCCGACTTTTCACCCATATATGACATATAAGCGAGTGAACTGACCTGTCCAATTACATCCTTACCTATATAATTAATAGTCCTGTAAGATTCGCATGATGAATCACCAACAACGTCTAACATGCTATGGGTTGACATAGCGGTCTGAATAGATACTAATGTAGTAGACACAAACGACCATTTCATATATTTCATATAATGAGGTGACAGCTTCCCACCAGAAGGTAATAATATTTTCTCAAAAACCCTGGTTAACATTTTATTTTTTGACGTAGAGAAATGTAAAACTCATTTTTAATATTGATTAGAAAATGAGTTTTAAGGAAAGAATATAACAAACCAAATGTCGTTAGTAAATCCTCTGGGTGACTTATGTCACTATAGTAAATTAAAGGTCATATTTGACGAGAATAAGGGGCGGGATTGGGCCGAGTGGTTGGAGTATGATTCGTTATTTGGTAAACCAGGTAAGCAAGGAATAGTTGGTATACTCCGTGTAAAGGGTACCGATATGACTGTAGCGTTCAAGATATCGCAATGCGCTGATAATCTGATACCACATGAATATACCGTCATGAACGGATTAAATGATATGGCAGGGTTTTGTCCTCATTTCTGTAAATCACTGGGTATGGTAGATTGCTTACGTAATCCCAGAGTGATGGCGACGTCAAATCCTTTCGATAAACAACCCGACGTTTCGTATATGATTCCTGATAAAATGCTGATATCGGAGCACATAGATAAAAGTAATAAATTCTATAATTACATCCAATCTAAAAAAATAGATGAAAGTGTATTATATTCCAGCGTGAAACAGATATTGATGGCAGTCACTATGGCACAACACAAGAAACAGTTTTCTCATTACGATCTACATTCATTGAATATTCTGATGAGAAAATGTAACAAAGATGTTGTATTTCTATATGTCATCGATGAAGACAATCAGATTTGTGTTCCTACACTCGGTCATTTCCCGATCATAATAGATTTTGGTTTCTCGTATATAAATGACATGGAGGACGGGCCGTTACTTCCGTCTATGGGTCATACATCATCTGGTTTTACAAGCGACAGATTTGATAAATTCGTAGACCCTAAACTATTCTTGATAACAGTTGCTGATGAAATTAAGTATGCCCGTAAATCAAAGAGCGCCAATAGACTGAAAAAAGTTGTCAAAAACACTTTCAAATCGTTGGATATAGATTGGGAGTCTGGATGGGATGTGACTGATCAGTGTACTCTAACCGAAGAGGTTACTGAATACACGTATAAATATTCAGACAAGTCAATTATATTCAGTCAATATGAGAATTATTGTATAGATATATTACAAGCGTTGATAATACTGCCTATGGAGAAACAACAACACACAAATCCCGTAAAATCTTTTAAAGTGTTCCTGCGAGAATGGATAAAGATTGAAAATCAGATATCATCAGAACAATATAATCTCTTCATATTGAAAGAAATAGTCGAATCGGCTAGGTGCGTCAGATCCGCTTATATGGACAAAGAAACATCTGTAAACGCGGTCAAAGATTTTGAGAATATGTTACATGTTTCAGTTGGTAAGGTGGCGAATTTCTTTAATCCAAAACCTGCTATAAATTATGAGAAGATGTTATGCGCTTTATATGTATTCTCTACTGACATGGAAGGTATATTTTACGACGGTATGACCGAACGCATGGAATCTAAAAAGGAAGCATACGAAGCAATACCCCTCGATACAGTCGAACAGATATACGCTGCGGTTGATACGGCTGTCCCTACTAAATACGTATACAATGACAAGACTGTGATATATATGATTGACAGTATAGAAGGTGACACTAAAGTTTTCTCGATAGATCCAGAGCACGTGAAAAGTATAAATAAATCACATTCGTTCGTTCGTGGGACGATGATATACGATTTGTATAAAAATAAATAATTTTAAATTATTCTTCGTTAGAATAATTTAATAATCGTAATCGGAATCTTCCTCGTTTGAGCTACTGTCCATTTCGTTATATCTGCTCCAATGAACAACCCGAGAAGTATCTATATAACAAAGTATATCTTCTGCTATATCGATGGCAGCATCTACCACGTTTCTATTGAAATTTTTATATATTGTATACACGGTAATTCGATCATCTAGAATCATAGGATAGGTAGTTCCACTCGCATTGATCCATTTAACGATCTCCGGTATCAGGATTTTATTCTGTTCGCATACGTCATTGGTTGTATTATTCCTAATACGCTGTTTTTGTTCTTTTATTATTTCAATTGATACGTTCTCGGTTACCATGTCGCGTATCATCGGGGGCGCATTAACAAAGGTCTCTACCAACTTATTCATACATAATTTATTTAAACTGTTATCAGACATTGTATCACTTTTATCTATCAATATATACATGTTAAGTTCGATTTTATTCTATACATAAGATCTTTTGACATTAACTTCTCTAATTATTAACTTCTTGGATCTCATACGTGATTCTATTAATTCACAACCTTGTTTTTTCTTAGGTAGTTTGCCTTCTTTCACATTTTTCCATAAATTTATATAATCGATATCATCAGATTCTATTTTTATTTTCTTCTTGATATCATCGTATTTTTCCTTTTTATTCAGGAATGTGTCGCACATTTGACCTTTTGGTTTGGCGCGTTTATCGGTAATATCGACAGTTGTGTCTTTGGTCAGGATCTTGAATCTCTTGGTTTTATCAAATGACTGTATTTGTAATTCGTCAAAGTTGAATAATCCATAGTATACAATCGATGCCTTCTCACTTATACGGACAGCTTCTTTGACTACGTCGGACACGACTTGGTCGAGATACGGAATAATTATATCATTCTCGTCATCTTCTGTGCAGTTTTCCCATATACCCGTATCGGGTGACATCTTCCTACATAATGTATTATAATCTTGGATTGGATACCACGAATAGTATAAATCGCCTATTTTACCGAATAAACCAGTGAATAGTTCTACAACTTGAGTCGACTGATTTGTTACCTTGCCAGGTATAATATTATTTGATATAACATTCTCTATCAACACCTCTTTGTCTGAAGCAGTGAGACCGTCTTGAACTAGTTTGGTAATCAATGATGGTACACTTGTTATGGATCGATCGTTTAGTAATTCAATAACCTTAATATTAACGGGTTCTTGTATATCATCAGTTATTGACTCTTCGACTGTATTATTTATATAATACGTGTCCATGAAAGAAGATGTATTATTCATATTATATGATAAAAAATACATATTATTCTGTTCACGAAGATACGTTTTAGGTCTTATTTGTATGTTTGATGTTATAATTTCATATAATGCGGATGTAATCAATAGCTTATCTGTTGATAGTTTCTTGACGATATCGTCAAATTTCATGATCAATTTATTTTGAAACAAACTCGTGATCTTCTCGATGAGATTGGTTGTGTCATTGTAATATAAATGGTATGTAGAATAATCATGAGATGTGTTTTGTGCCAAGGCCAGTTCCGATGCGAATGGCTCGTATTTACATTTCATATAATCACATTCCCTAGAACCATCCATTGAATCAGGTCGTTCGTTTCTTTTGTAGTTTATGCGACTGTCGATAGATTCTTCCTTTATGATGTGTTCTATTTTCTTGACTATTACATCCTTGTCTTCGGCTGTTTTGTAAGTGTCCATGTCAATTCCTTTTTTGGTACGATCGTCAGATTTACCTTCTGGTGTGACGGAAACACGTAAATACACGTTAACATTCACCTTTTCAACATCCTCCAATAACGCTCTATGAGAACCGAAACGAATACCTCTCGCGATCGCTTGTGATATTTTAGCGAATTGGAACCATGGACTGTGAATATCAATAATTTGGATATTCTTAAATGTATATCCTTCCGATATCGCATCGGACGCCAAGACCACTTTTATATAATCACCGTTCTTGTTATTGTCCTGATTGAATCGGTTAACGAGCGCTGCCTTATCTGTACCACCTTCACCAGTCAATAATATATAGCGTTGTTTCTTAGGTATGTTAGAAAGGGAATCGACTCCTGCTCTCTTCTCATTGACAGCATCGAAACCGAATTTTCGCAAGATCTGCGCGAACATATTTAAACCACCTCCGTTGACACTCGTATTAAAAACAAATACAGTTTTATCTTTATTTACTGGATCTAATATCATCCGAACACTGTCAGCGTATTTTTGACTATATTTAGATAAAATTTTTAACATATCTTCGTGGTTCGATGATGGTCCTAAATTCAGATTGTATTTTTTATCAATGTCCTCTATTCTATATTTTCCATCAGGGTTTACAAAATTCGAAGCCATTCGGGAATTAGAATACGCAGCGGATGAAGTCTCGTCTATATCCGCTTTCAACGCGTCCTTATATACTTCGTATTGATATTCGCTCATCACGGAAGGAGATACAATATAATGTTTGAAATCAAACTTAGAACCGATATATGTTTTAGTCACGTTATCAACGGGTATAGATTTTATATAAGAGATGCGACCCTTGAACGCCTTCCGTAACTTCATAATCTTGATTTCATCTAGATTGTTGTAAAAATCTTCATCTGTTGGTAGTTTATCTTCGTCACGTGATATAATAATATTCATTATATCCGCTATACCACTCGGGCTATCTGTCATTGGAGTTCCAGACAATAGGATTGTTTTGATATTCTTACCAGATTGGATGATATTCCTAAGCACATCTGAATTACGTCTTTGATTGTGTATCTCATCAATTATAATAACCGTATTTTCCAGTATAATACTCCGAGTATTCTTATATCTCTTGATAAAACCCTGATATGTCATTTTCGTAATATTTTTACGGTCTAATTTGATATCATCGTATTCACCTTTGGTACAGACATTCTTAAATTCAGCCTCGAAATTGTTACCGAGGTCGGTACTGCTAGATACATAAATATAGCGATTGAATTTACTATTCTCCGACCTGATTCGCTCCATGATAGCTACAGCGCTACATGTCTTACCTGTACCCATCTCATGTAAAAGCAATATACCATCATATGGTGTACGCGAAGACATCATACGAGATATAACTATCTGATGAGCCATTAGATCACCTCTAGGTCTTGGAAATTTCTCATACACACCGACTGGCGGATCTCTAAATTCATGTTTGTTGGATAGCTCCGTATTGAACGTATCACTACTTATATCTGGATAATACGAAATAAACCTTGAAATATCGTAATTCATTATTTATTATAGTCCTAAAATTTTTTATAATATAAATTCACTATATTATAATAATCTAAAAATTTTCATCATACTCTATCTCATCCTCGGACTCTTCGTCTTCCTCTATTCCGACCGTTAGACGATCCTCATCCAACATATCATCATCAAGCTCTTCGTCAACTGACAAGATAGATTCTGTTTTATCACTTGATAGATTAAACGGTATAACGTATTTGAAGTTGTATTTGTTACAAATCTCGATATCATCTCTAGTCAAAGTCCGTACATCTCCATCGTCTAACTGAACCCCTATGACTTCGGTGGTTTTGTTATTGAATATAAAACGGGTCTCTGAATGTTCAAAATTATTATGTTCATTTCGCTTTATCAATACAGGTGGGATCACAGCCTTAAGCTTTGCCAATATATCTTTATGAAGCGGGGCGACCGCATCTGACTTTTTGACAATTGCCTGTTTGACAGGTGCTGGTTTCTTGTTCATTATATGATCTATAATGTCTGGTTTTGTACCGGATGTATCATATCCATGCTGTTTACAGATATCAATCAATTCCGGTTTCTTCATTTTATTATATTTTGTATTATCCGTATCAAAAGTCTTCCATGCCATAAGTACATCTGTCTTATCAAGGGACTTATCAACGCATAATCTAGTAAGAAATCTTTCCATTTTTGTTTTATTAATTCGGATTAATATATGAATTCGATTTTACTAAAAACGAATTATATTTCATATTTCAACTGTTAAACTGACAATATGAGAACAACTACATTATACAGAATATCTTCGGCTGGCAAAGCATTAACATGGGTCATAGAAATGACATCAATTGATGGGGTGTATACGATAGTTACATCGCATGGGCATATAGGTGGTAAGATTGCGTTCGATAAAGGCGTTACGATCGAAAAGGGTAAGGCTGGTAGGACTGTATTGGATCAAGCAACGTTACAGTATAATTCACTGGTCAATAAGAAAACTGACATGGGATACACTGAATCTGAAACCGGTATCAATGACGATTTCCAGACATCACCGATGCTCGCACATAATTTCGAGAAACACGGCTCGAAAATTAAATTCCCAGCCCTCGCACAGCCCAAGCTGGATGGCGTCAGGTGTATGGTCAAACGCGAGAAGAATGGAGACATATCGATCTTTTCCAGAAAAGGCAAGAATTTCACGGTTCTTGGTCACATCACAGATGTAGCCGCGCGAATCGGATTGGACGATGTCGTGTTAGACGGTGAACTGTTCTCGGATGTCTTGGATTTCCAACGAGTTACCGGACTTGTACGTAAGAAGAAACTGAGTGATGTCGACATCGAGGACATGAAACTCTTGAAATTCAATGTGTTCGACTGCGTAGTCGAGAGTAAGCCTGAGATGGTCTTTCCGGACAGGTGGGCGATAGCTGATGAATTAGTCAAGTCAGATGGGAGCGGGACCATGAAGATTGTTCCCGTATATGAGGTGAGTGACCGGGACGAGATTGATACATTGTTGTATAAATTTCTCGAGAATGGCGATGAGGGTGTGATGATCCGTAATGTGGAATCCACGTACGAGATTGATAAGCGGTCGTATCATCTCCAGAAATATAAGAAGTTCTGTGACGCTGAGTATCGTATCATAGATTCTCACGAGGGCAGTGGAAATGATGTAGGAACTGTGATCTGGATATGCGAGACCGCCAGTGGGGATGCGTTCAATGTTCGACCAACTGGAACGCGAGAGAAAAGGAAGGAGTGGTTCGACGATCGATCCGAGTATATCGGACGTATGTTGACTGTCAAATACCAAGAACTTACGAATGATGGAATACCGAGGTTTCCGGTTGGAATAGAGATAAGGGATTATGAATAATTAATTGGAAATACAATTTGAATTTATAAATAACAGTGTCAGTTTATAAAATGTCTGTTTCTAAATACGTAGTTTTGATGGAAACGAGCGGGCCTGATTGCGAATCTTGGTATTATTTCATAAAGCATGATGGGAACGAAGACGCCTTGCGTTTTTTGAGTAGTCAGCTCGAATCGATTGATATGGATGTCGTGTACGAAGACATGTCAAAATTTGATATAGATATCGAGAATTTGATTAGTTTAGAGGCTGTTAATCAGTTCATCATGCTCGAGTTGAATTCAGTGATGTACCACAGGCGATATGACGGTAAGCTTGAAATGATCGATTTCGGTTTCAAGAAAAATTACAAAGATCCCAAACGATTACTTATTATCGACGAAATGCTCGGTGGAGGTAAGATAGATATATATGTTTCTGATCAATATATCCCGAAGGAACATGAACCGACGGAGAGCGATCTGGAGGATTCTGATACAGACTCGGGATCTGATTCGGAAACGGAAACGAGTAATATCGATAAATCTAAAATTCCAAGCAGTTTTAAAATCAAATAATCATTCTAATTTCTAATATATTATGTAAAATGTTAGAAATTATTGTTGCTGTAAATGAAAACTTTGGAATTGGTAATCATGGAGTAATTCCATGGGAATGTAAAGGTGATCTCGCGCATTTCCGAAATCTGACTCGAAATTCTAATCTGATAGTTGGTCGAACAACATGTAACTCCCTTCCGTTATTGCGAGATCGGAATATAATTTGTATGTCGAGAAATGATCACGTAAGCGATATGTTATGGTTCAATAAGGTGACAATCTCGCATAAGATAGAAGGGAGTTACGACGACGGTAGATATTTTGTCGCCGGAGGGTCGGAGATATACAAACTATTTCTGGATGACAGAAAACCCCCTATCCACATGTCAGTTATAAAAAATAATATGCCATGTGACAGATTTTTCGATCGAAGTTGGTTGGATGGATATTTGATAAAAACTAAAGAAGAACATGAAGACTTTACGTATCTGTATATGGAATGGTCCGGGGAAAACACTGAACACCAATATTTAAATATTCTGTCGAGGATTTTGGATACAGGTTCCCTCAGAAACACTCGAAACGGTAATGTGATGTCTACATTCAATGGTAACATGACATTCGACCTTCGCGACGGATTTCCGTTATTGACAACGAAAAAAATGTTCATACGAGGTATAATAGAAGAACTTTTATTTTTCTTAAGGGGTGACACTGATACGTCGGTCTTGTCTCAGCGAGGCGTGAAAATATGGGAAGGTAATACGACACGTGAGTTTATCGATGAGATGGGGCTTCCGTATGCTGAAAATGTAATGGGTCCTATGTACGGATACCAATGGAGGAAATTCAATAAACCATACGAGGTTGGAGCTGATGGGCGCCCGATTGACGGTGAGGGTGGTATAGATCAGTTGAAAGACGTGATTCATTTGATTAATACAGATCCAACATCAAGACGAATTCTCCTTACAACGTATAACCCGTCTCAGGCTCGCGAGGGCGTCCTATATCCATGTCATAGTATTGTCAGTCAATTTTACGTCGACGGTGATTATGTTGATATGTTTTGTTATAATAGATCACAAGATTCGTTCCTCGGGACCCCGTATAATATAGCATCTTCATCTCTTCTCCTAATAATAATTTGTAAAATATGTAATAAGATACCGCGCAAATTCCACATGACCATGGGAGACATTCATATATATGAGTCGCATATCCAAGTTGTAAAAGAACAGATAAAACGTATCCCATATAAACTACCGGTTATATCGATAAATGGTGATGTAAATGATATAAACTCTCTCGAATTCAAGGATTTTTCTATAACGGGATATAAATCCGACGCTAAGTTATCAGCTGAAATGATTGTGTGATGTATGTAGACTTAAAACAATATAGTGATTGAATAAAATGTCAGAAGAAACAACCGCTGTAATTAAGAGTTTGTCGAGTATGCCGGGCAAGAATACAATGATACATATAGGAGCTGAGATATGTACGTTCATCGCCGTGTTCGCTTACTTTCGAAATGTCACGAATAAATTATCATCCACTGTTGATGAATTGAATATTACTGTAGCGAATAACGAAATAGAAATCAAAAAACTACATGGTGATATTAAGCGTATTAACGAGAAGATCATTGCGATGGAATCTCGGGCACAAACCAGTAAAGAAAATTTCGTTCCTAAACACGTCGTAACGAAACGGCGTAGACCAGACGATGACGATGATTCGATATTACAGTATCGCACTCCTGATACAATTACAACTACTCTAACACCCCCCCCTCGACAACCCGTTCGCGAGCAACCCGTTCAGGAGCAACCCGTTCGCGAGCAACCCGTTAAGGAGCAACCCGTTAAGGAGGAAACCATCGCCGTTCGTGAACAACCCGTTTCCGTTGAACAGGGAGTAATAGATCTTGATGACTTGCTTTCGGGTGAGATCGATGGTTTGGAGTAGTAACGAGTTTAAAAGATTGTGTTTATATATATAAATGTTACCAACAATTTATATTAAGCAAACCGACCCACGCGAGAAGTGGCATGCGGCCTATATTCATGAACTAATCGACTTATACGACATATTCATGACGAGATTCACATCTGCCTACCCAGATGTTGCTATTGATGATAGAATAATCTTTCATCATTTTTCAAGGTTGATTTTCCACTCGTCTTCCGGGTTTATATCCGATTATACAAAAGCCAATTCAAAGTTGACTTAAAACATTCGATTCATATAATAAATGGGTAAGAAAGAACGCACTATTAAGAAATTAAACAAAGATTTCTATAAAGAATATAATAATGAAAACAACGAGCAATTAATTAAAGAAGAAGAATTTAACTTCGAAAAACAGCGCTTGTTAGCTGAGAAACAGGAACATGATAATAATAAGTTACATAATGTCGCTTACGGTATTATGCGTGATATGAGAGACTATAGCGACAGTCAGGGTTTGTGTTTATGCGAGACATTAGGTTATATAAATGTTGACAATTTTATGGACTATATAATGAAACAACCGATTTATAAGGAACCTAAACAAGAACCATCTCGAGTAGTAGCAGATATGATACGACCGTTAGAGAAACTAGTACAGTCCGTGAAAGATCTAGAGAATGATATCGCTTCCATTGAACTTGATATAGCTAAACGACGACGTGAATATATTACGGAAGCTGGCGAGGATATGTTGTTTAGAAATTACATTCACGATAATTTCAACGGTGAGATACCGGGCGATATGAAGATCGGAAAAACCAGAGCATTACTCTTTAAGAAATTGAAGAAGATTGCTGGTAGTCCCGAAAAATATAACGCACTCGTTAATGATTTTGGAGAAGCCCAGTATGCTCACTCTGTAGGAAAACTAGGATTATAATCGTATTAAAAGTATTATAATCATAAATAAAATGAATATTTGGAACAACAATACAGAGAAAATCGTCAAACAAATAAGGGATACATCTAGGAGAAATCGTATTTTACATATCAATCAGGCAACCAAGGCAATACGTAGATACAACACTCTAACAGTCGCTGGTATGATTATTGGACCTACCACTGGGATACTTGCCGGAAGCAAAGAGATGATTTGCGATACAGATCATATCACAACTGGTATCATTATAGGACTATCGGTAATGTCCAGTGTAATAATATCCATTATAAAATTTGGTAATTTTGATGAAATGTATAACCTCCACAGACAAGCATCAACTGAATACCACAACATAGAAAACAATATAAACATACAACTGATAACAGAACCATCCAATCGCATCAACGCCGAAGAATATATTAAATGGATACAGTTAAAATATCAAACTACATTCGATAAATCACCCCTAATACAATATGACGAACAGATAATATCAAATAACGATGTTAAAATAGATATAAATAATATCGCAGACGATAATATACTTAAATATGAAATGGATAGAATGAGACGAAATTAATTTTTTATAACATATAAAAAATTATGATTGCCAATCATCGACATCACCAACATCCTCATCGTCCTCATCGTCCTCGTCATTACCAATTCTCGATCTTCGTTCTTCTTGATCCTGTTGATATGTTAGACACCTGTTACCTCTTTGGACAGTCGATGACAGGTCACATGCGATAACACATGAAGACGTGAGCATATCCCATAACATACCATTTTCACATGTAGACGGACCTATCAAACCCAACTTATCACCTGATTGTGAAACTAAGAAATCTAATCGTTCTTTATCGGTCGGATCAGAGTCTTTAATCGTAGATAATAATTGTTTCAGAGAATCGTTATACTTTTCCTTATTATCAGAAAGTTCATCTTCGATAATTTCAAGTGCAATATCATCCTCCTTCTTCTTTTCAAATCCTAGTGAGATACTTTGAAGTAAAACGTTAGATATTTTCGGTCTCTGGTCGGTTGTATTCGGTCTATTCGCTACATCCAATGCGTGGATATTAGTCTGCGCCTCGTTCTTTAAAGCAATGGCTTGTCTCGAAAGAAGCATTTTATCCAAAGCCGATACATCTCTAAAGTCGTCTCGGACCGATCTAGCATCTCTCTTAATATCTTCGGATATTTCAGGGTCATTTAGTATATTCGCGAATGTCGTCTCTGCCATAATATTATAGTTGTCAGTCTCATCTGCTTTCATAGCTAGTTTTCTAACTTCACTATCAGTTTCCTCCCTGATCTCGGCAGCCATGGCTTTCGCCTCCTCGCGACCACCCTCAACCAACATTTCGCTGATTAATTCTTCAACTTCTTCATCTGGTAACCATTCGGATATGTTTGGGGCACACTTATTATATCTGAATCCGCGGCCACTTTCATCTTCGGATGTAATCCATTCGTCATCGCATTCTACCCACTCCCGTTGTTCAGGATCACAGATATTATACTTATACAGACGACCATCCGAGTCAGCAGCTTCAACCCAATCACAATTCGTTTTTTGTCTTTTAGCGAATTCAGCTTTACTCTGACCAAGAGTAACACGAAGGCGTTCGTTCAAATCACCAGGAAGAGGTTCGCAGAAACCAGGGCGACTCGTTTGGTTCCACCTACATCTTCTCAAATCGACACCTTCGTGTATTCCTCCGAACTCAAACTCGCATGATGACTTACCACTAAAAGACTCACACGGAATCTGAATATCATTACCCTCTTTCATTTCCCAATCACCTTCTTTACCTAGTACACCATCCACATCGGCGCCGCTTTTATCATTCGTGGTCGTCTTGCGGAGTTTTGATTTGATAGAATCATATGGATATTTCTTGGTAAAATAATCATCAAATACCCGCGAAATAATCGGCTCGTATTTATCAATCAGATTCTTCTTATCTTCCTCCGTTATGTCGTAACAACCAATATTCTTAATCTCTTGTCTAAGTGTGTCTCCTACGGAATCAACAAGCGGAGTCAGGTCCTCTTCCCAATAGGCATCCCGAGCATCAAGATCTTTTGTATTGTATTTGTCTCTAAAAGCAGTTTGTGATATAGTATCTATAATATAATCTATAACTTCACCACAAAAAGACCGTTTGGCTCCGGAAAGTTGTTTATAATCATTCACGTAACGATCCGTTAGTTCAGTTATCTCATCATCCGAAAGATTACATCCGAGTTCTTCCAACCCGCGAATTCCATCATCTCTGTTATTTTCCCATTCAACCACCTCCAGTCTTTCCGAGTCACTCAAACCAGATAGGTTAACATTGAGAAATATATCTCTGATTTTCTCATCAATAAGTTTCCTTATTTTAGAGGCCAATAGTCCGCACTTAGCCTTAGTATCTGGTTCCGAACCGGAATCCTCAGAACCGGAATCCTCAGAACCGGAATCCTCAGAACCGGAATCCTCAGAACCGGAATCCTCAGAGCCGGAATCCTCAGAGCCGGAATCCTCAGGTTCAGATTCTTCAACGGACGGAGGGGGGCTCTTCGAAGCGCAATTTTCAGTAAACGCGTTGACGTAATCACCCCGCTCACATTCAAATAGCGTTTTAAGTTTAGCGGCGAGTTCCATCTTATTGTAACTTTTAACACTCTTTATCCCACGAGAGGCAGCTATAACTTCCATGTCAGCCTTGGACAGTGCCTTTATATCAGACGGTATCTGACATCTATTATCCACAAGTATCTTGTTATCCTTACACGGATGATCTATTCTGTATTTTAGAGCGGATACAACATCGTCCTTTTTCTTTTTTGACAGACCACTAACTCCCATCTTAATTGCTAATTTTCTGAGAGCATCCAAATTCATGGCCCGTAAATCATTAGTATCATATGACATTTTTATTATACTGTATATAAAAATTTAATTATCCAAACTCACTGATCTATCGAATATTCCGGTCACTACCTGGTGAGCGACAATTATCGTCAATTTGCCACCAAAATGTTCCTTGATACTATCAAATACGTGATTCGTTGTTTCTTGATCCAAGCTCGCTGTACATTCGTCCAATAACAACAATGGAGAGTTGAACATCTCAGCTAATGCCAGAGTATACGCGAGAACGATCCTCGACATCTCACCACCACTCAACATCTGAAAGTCGCACTCCATACCCTTATATTCTATATCCATACTAACTTGAGCTTTCGTGACATTCTGAACTTTCTTGAATGCGCGTAAATTTACAACAATCGGATCGTCTTCGAAGAAATCTTCCAAATATACACGCGCATGTGTATTTATCGACTCGACCAAATTAATCATCGCTATGCTTTCCGCTTCTAGAATCTTATCGCGTAATGACATTGCCGCTCCGTACTCATCTCGAGCAACAGACTCATCTTCCTGTAATCCGAGAACTTTTTCTTCCCACGACGTATATTTCTTCATATCGTCTTTCGCGCGTTTCCATTCTTCTATCTTTGACATATTACGTTCATGTTTATTTCTTTTCAAATACAATCCATCCAATTCATTTGTAATAATTTCTATATCAGATTTCAAATTATTTATATAATCTTCTAAATTATCTGGGTTACCTATAATATCAAACAATTCAATATTCTTGTTTTTATATCTATCCAATCGAGAATTCAGGTCGTTTCGGCGCTTGGTCGAATATTCAATCTCCTTGATATGATTACTCAGTTCATTTATTTTATCCCGTAATTCTGATTCCGTCATGGTTATGTCAGTGTCATCTTTCACTGTATCACTCAGACTATCGATACGTGATTTATACTTATCACATTTCCTACTGAAACTCATACACGTCTCTGAAAAAACACACTTGTTTATGCTAGATATTCTCTTCGCGTTTTCTAATTGCTCGAACTTATAATCCCTCATATATTTAATATCACTCCTAATATCATCGAGAGGTGGAAAGTCGTCGTACAAAGACTCTAGTTCCGAAACCTCTGTCAAAATAGATAAATTACTATTACATCTCCTCAATTCTTTTGCTACCTCCTCAACCGATCTATCACATGCGATATCACCAACATTAACGACGACTAGACTATTATCCATAAAACGCACCTTCGTCTTACAACTAGGACACGAATGTGATTCCTTTGAGAGTCTTATATTCGACATATCCTTCATATATTCGTTGATCGCAATTTTCAAATCATCGATCGAATCTTTTTCAATGTCACCGTCATATTTAGACAAAAGATTATTACGTCTCTGTACGTCTTTCATCAGTGTTTCATTCTCTGCCATAATCTCGTCTGTTTCAACCTGTGTATACATAAGCCACATCCCAGCATTCAATTCATCGAGTTCCTTGGTACGATCATGTTCTTCTCTATCACGAATCGTTTCGAACTCGAGTTTAGCATCTGTATATAATTTATTTAGCTTATTATACTCTGTATTAGCAAGTATGGTGTCGAGTTGATTTTTATACAGCGCGATATCACCATCTTCGATCGTAAGAGTATCCATGCTGGTGTTCACGAGTTCATCCTCGCATATACGTATCTCATTATGGTTATCATTGATCGTTCTTACAGTGTTCAATCCACGCGATAACGTATCTTTCATTTTAACCAAGCGGTTCTCAGAACCAGTTATAAGAACCTTGGTATTCTTAAGCCTGATATCCTCATTCTTTATAGCTTTTTCGTAATTGTTATTTTTAACCGGTATAGGAAACTCGACAAACTCGGGTTCCTCGATCTCGTCAATAAACTGATTAGCGACTTCTAATTTAGATGTCGCGTCGCTTAACTTATCAGACGTGGCAGACACATACTCCTTACATCGATTTTTAATACCCTGGAGGTCGGTTTCCTCAAACGCGAATCTTTCGAGAAACCCTAATTTATCAGACGGGCTCATCATAATGAATGATTTAATCGCATTTTGAGGAATATAACCGGTAACGTCAAATGTATCCCCGAACTTCTGATTGATTAACTGCTGCGCAGCATCTCCTTCTATGACATCATTAACTATTAGTCTACCGGGTCCTTTACTCCTATGAACTTTAATACCGTCGAATTCAAGAGTCACGCTACAAGAGGTCTTCCCGAAACTCGTTATCTTACTCCCGGTACCAAACAATGCGAAATATATACCCTGTATAATAGTACTCTTACCCTTTCCAGACTGTCCGGATAATAAGGCCAACCCGCCATCACCAAAATCAAACGCCTGATCGTCGTAACATTTTATATTTTGTAAATGAATCTTCATAAGATAGTTCGTTATTATTTCTAATAAACAGAATAATTTTACAATTTTATTTTAAGCGATAATATCATTAATATAAGAAATGACACGTGATGTAGTATACCCTGTCTTTCTCAATTGCTGTCAACATGTAGTGGATAATTATTGGGAGGATGTATTTACAGAACTAGCGTATAACAATGCACCATATGGTTCGTATATACATAATATGATATTCAACTGTAAAGCAAAAAACGGTGCAATGATATCTGTTATAATTGATGAAAATAATATTCAAAAAACACACGACGATATATACACAATAATTAGAGATAATCTGAATATATCATCGCCATTAGAACGAATACAAACACAACATGAATTCAACAGAACAGAAGAAGAACTAAAAAATAATAGAAACAAATGGAGTGATATAAAAAAGAAGAATATAAAGGATGTATTAATAGATATGTTCGTAATCGAAATGAAAACAACATATAATTTATTGTTATGTCAAGCACGAATACTTCGTTCTATAATACATACTGGTATTCTATTCAAGGCGATAGATGGAGACGATATAACAATGGAATATGGTAAAATTACATCAATAAACGGGATAACATTCGGTAATAAAATAATCAATAACGAATTAGATATGTATAACACTGAAACGACCAATCAAGCTAACAACTCGGATAACCAGACAAGAGAAAGTATGTCGAAATTATGGGACAAGTATGTATCTGATCTCGAACAGAAAAAAATTGATTATAATACATGATTTCATCAAAAAAATGCGACATCATGTCCAAAGACTCCCTTTCAAAGAATATTATGTCTCTTATTGACACTCAGATTAACGATTTCATTTCATGTGTATCGCGTAAATACAACATTGACTCAGTCGAATTAACTGGTTTGTGGAACAGTGACGAACCAATGGCTACATCGACTAAGATCGATATTATAGTCTCATCCACCTCTCATGTACCGTCTGTTGAAGTAAAAACCGATAACGCTTGCCAGCATCTATGGATTAAGGGTGTCCGTAAAGGCACAATCTGTGGGTGTGTAGTTAAAAATCCAACAAAGAGGTACTGTGTAAAACACGTAAATCAGAACAAATCACCTACTGTTTCTTCTCCATCCAATGGAGTAGTTAAACCAACATCTAAGGTGATTCGCAGGAATAAAACGATTGATAAGCTATGGCATGAAGAGTCATGTATGGTATTCGAATCCATCGACGACAGGCGTATTATAGGCAAGTATTCAGACGGAAAGGTTATGATTCTTAACGAAGCAGATGTACAGACATGTAAGGAACTTGGTTTCGTAATCAAACCATCCATAGATGACCGTGTTGTGACCGATCCGGATGTTATCAAAAACACTGTCGATGAGGTCGATAAGATCGATGAGGTCGAGAAATTGTTATCGAGTATGATGGTTGGAGAAGATGATGAACTTCTAGAAGAAGAATAGATTTAATTTAATGTGTTTTTGATTTGTAAATAAAAAATCAAAAATTTATACGTGTTTACCTAATTCACCGACCCAATCTGGTGGTGATCTTCCTGTGATTTTACCTTTCCACGATAGAATATCTGTTTTATCGAATAAGTAATAGTATCTGTATGCGGTGATTGGATCATATTTTTTGTATATTTCAGGCATAGCCAGTGCTGGGGTCGTCATACCTAACGATGGAAGCGGTGGAGGATTTAATAACAGATCAGTTATATATGGCTGGCATTTATGAGTCTTGCCGTATCGGTATGTATATTCTTCGCATAATTCAAGACCGAGACGACATAACCATATGTAATTCTCAAGTGAAGCACGTGTCCAAACAGAACACGGATGGTTTTTATGGGTTAATTTATAACACGGAGTGTAAGCATTTGTCATATGAACCGCCGAACATAATAGTTGACATGTTTCGAGGATCATTTTAACAACGTGTTTATCGAGATGCATTTGCGCACATATTTTTGGGTTCCAATGTAAAAAGAAGATGTTCATATCTATCGTATATCCAAAACGAAAATCACCAAAATATCATTTTTTATCTAAAGTATAACACTCAATACATGAAAAATGAACGACAATATTATTATGGAAAACATTTATTTTAACAGTTTACTCAAACGACCCGATGTTTCCGTTCAACTTGATGATATATACACCATAGACAATGATATAAAAGACGAAGGTAGCGGGACATTACCTATACAATGTGCGACAGAAGAGTCTAAGCTGTTAGTTGTAAAGTTTTTAAAAGAAAAGAAGAAATACTTCTCTGAGTATGGTGATACTATCATGTTATTGTTAGAAGAACACGACGTGAAACCACTATCGCAATTTCATGTCGAAATTAAAGATGAGAGTGACGAAGATGATAAAGATGAGAGCGAAGACGAGAGTAAAGATGATAAAGATGAGAGCGAAGACGAGAGTAAAGATGATAAAGATGAGAGTGACGAAGATGAGAGTGACGAAGATGATAAAGACGAGAGCGAAGACGAGAGTAAAGATGATAAAGACGAGAGTGATGAAGACGAGAGTGACGAAGATGATAAAGACGAGAGCGAAGACGAGAGTAAAGATGATAAAGACGAGAGTGATGAAGACGAGAGTGACGAAGATGATAAAGACGAGAGCGAAGACGAGAGTAAAGATGATAAAGACGAGAGTGACGAAGATGATAAAGACGAGAGCGAAGACGAGAGTAAAGATGATAAAGACGAGAGTGACGAAGATGAGAGTGATGAAGATGATAAAGACGAGAGTGATGAAGATGATGAAGATGAGAGCGATGAAGATGTGAAATGCGATGATGGTTGTAATTGTATAAACTGTACTACAATTAATTATGATATATGTGATGTAAAATGTAAATGTATAAACTGCATCAACCTAAACCATTAACTTGATGATTTGTCTATTACTTCTATATATAACTTCTCCTGTTTTATTTCCTTTGTGTAAATTAGAAAACTTACATATATCAACTTTTAAATTCGATAGTTTTTTATATTTCGTTCCGTCTTTACAGATATTCGATCCGATTATCAATAATTCCCTTGTAGGTTTTGAGCATCTCATTGAAACATAACACGATGGAAACGATGAAAGATGAAAAAAGAAATGTTCAGGATCCTCTGTTTCCAACATTTGCCAATTCTCGATAGCGTTTTCTCCTCGTATAAATACCGTATTATCTATTATAAATTCCTTCATTTTTATTTTACGTGTAAGAATATTGTATAATTTTCAATTTACAATATTTTAATATCAATTGCTTAGTATCTAGGATTAAAACCGGTAGCGAGCTCTCCGAACGCCGCCTTGTTATTAAGCTCGTTGATCCTACGATCAGCGCGCTCACGTGTTGCCTTAGCAGCGGCGAGCCTGGCATCATCGACCGACTTAGACTTAGCGGCCTTTCTCTGAGCAGGGGAGCGAACGACGCGCTTCTTCCTGTCGCGGCACTCGCCCGTCATGGAATCGAGAACCTTGGGGGACGCACACTTAGACTGTCTCTTGATCATCGAAATGATCTGAGCCTTGGTCTTTCCTGAAAGACCCTTGAGACCCATATCCTTGGCCTCTTCCTTGAGCTCGGTAACGGTCTTATACGCGTTGGTTCCGGGCACCGTACACCTGTCTCTGCTGGTTCTGCGAACCTTGCCACTTCTGCAAGGAGGGCGGGGTCCGCGTTTAGGGGACTTCTTAGCGGACCTCTTAGCGGACCTCTTAGGGGACTTCTTCTTGGGGGACGACTTCCTCGAACGGCACCTGTGAGTCTTGGGACTTCTGTACTGACTCTTCTTACACGGCTTGCGACCGGAAGACTTGGATCTCTTTTTAGGGCTCTTGGAACCCTTCTTTGACATATGGTACCTGTACTTGCGAACAAGCTGATCACGCTTGAGCGCTGATGTACCCGGAACACCCTTGAGTGCTTTCTTCAATTCGACGACTGTTAGTTGAGATGGAGATTTCATTTTATTATATACAATATAAAATAGAATTTTAAAAAACTTTTTTAGTAATATTTCGAGATGTCAATGGAAAACGCAAGTCGAATATGTACCCAAATGCTAACGCAACGTGGTTACGAAAACAAAGTAATTGTTGACGAAAATACTATTAAAATGGAAAATGGAGATAAAGCAATTATCGTGTTTTTCGATACGCAACCGAAACTCAACAAGGGCTCCATCAGTAAATACATGTCGATCATGAAAGAAGAAAACGTTACACATAGTATAATCGTGTATAGCGAATCTGTAACGAATATGACTAGTAAATCCGTCGAACAATCGCTTGAAATGAAGATCGAGTTATTCTGTGTTGACGAATTACAATTCAATATAACGAAACATCGATTACAACCAAAAATCGTGAGAAATCTTACCCGAGATGAAAACATCGCATTCAGGAAACAATTCGGTATCAAGTTACCCGTGATGAGATATACGGATGCGTTGCGTCGTTTTTATAATTTCGGAATAGGTGATATTATCGAAATGACCGACGCCCGTGATATTGTCAGCTACCGAGTGGTGAAATAACGGGGGGGTAATTGTAAAAATGATTTTATTTTGTATTTCAATAAAAATAAAATCACCAATGGAACTCTATAGGGAAAATGGTATCAAGGCGCTTGAATGTGTCTTGACCAACCAAAAGAATATCGCTGTATTTGAACGTAACATATACGAAACATCGAACGAAAATGAGAATGACTATAATCGCGTCCTCCTCCAGATTATAGGCGATGTTTCAAAGGGTGATTTAACACTCAATGTAATTCTTCGTAATATAAAAGAGGGACGTATTGGATGGAACCATCATTCGTTCGACGAAGCAATCGCTTACATAGAAGAACAAGATGATTTTATCGAACATCCGTTCCAGGTTGAGGAGGGTGTATTGGAATGTAAATGCGGCAGTAAGAAAGTATTCAGCTTCTCTAAACAGACTCGTAGTGCTGACGAACCGATGACCACCTATGCGGAATGTGTTAGTTGTAATAGTAAATGGACGTATAGCGGGTAGTATTATTTTAAGTTTATTTATGTTTCGTAAATAAACTTAACAGTTTCTTATTTGATTCGTTCGATAAACCATGCCGACTCTTCATTTTCCACCGTCCAGTGCATATTCATGGTTTGCGATGAGTATGTATTGACCATACAGGAAATCTTATCGCCTTTATCAAATTCACCAACATGATGAATGGTACTTTCCAATGGAGCATACTGAGCCCCTTGAACGGTTGTGTTGTTTCCGATGGTCACATATGTTCCATCTGATATTCTCTGGTTTCTCGGTTACGACATACGCTCCAATGTAATGTAACATCCTCTGTGGGTGATTGACTCCGCAGGAGGTTGGGGATTGGTGGTAGCGACCATTTTCACATCGACCCACACCTCTTCGTTGGCAGCGAGAGAGATAACACCTATCCAGTTATGAGAGAAAAACTTGTTATAGGTGTAGGGATGGGTGTAAGTAACACAGGAGCGAGCGGTCTGGTAAGTACTATGCCCGTAGAGACTGGTCCGATATTTTGTTATAACGTGCTTCTGTCCTCCTCCCACAGCTTCCCACCATATTTGCCAGGAAAGTTTATAGTAACCTGCATAACTTACTTTGAGAGCCCGACCCATGGAGGAGTTGCCTTGGGCCGTGACCAATGAAATGTCTGTCGTACCTGTATAGGTGGTGGGATCGTTCGTAGGATTAATGGGTAACCAGTCGACACCCACTGTCAGCGACAGCCCGTCGCCACTAGCCTGCCCCCAGCTTGGTGCAATTCCAGGTCCGGTTGGTCCAGTCGCCCCGGTCGCACCAGTATCTCCTTGAATTCCTAGAGCACCAGTATCTCCTTGGATTCCTTGGATTCCTTGAGCACCAGTATCTCCTTGGATTCCTTGGATTCCTTGAGCACCAGTATCTCCTTGAATTCCTTG